TTGGTCATCGGCTCGTACACCGGCAGCTCGCGGCCGTAACCGACCGGCGCATTGGCAACCAGCTCGATCGTCTCCGCGTCGATGGCCCAGATTTCCGCCAGCTCGCCCTTCAGGTTCGGCACGAGCTCAAACGTCATGGCGTCCAGTACCAGCGTATCCCGGACAATCTTCCGAACGAAGGCGTTGAAGTTATCCTTGCGCAGCTTGTTATTCGCCCAGCCGGTCTTCAGAAAGAATTCTTCGATCTCGACCGCGCGCCTGCGCTGCGCATTCGTCATTTTCTTCGTCTTGTTCTTGTGGATGATCTGGAACCCAATATCTCCCTCAAACCGCGGCCGGTTCGTAAAACGGGCGACTTGATTGAGTCGGGTAAGCAGAATGGCAGCCACCGGCGGCACCATAGCCATCTGCCGCAGCAGCCGGTAATTGATGACCGCCTGCTTCGCCCGTGTTCCGCCGAGGCCGTACACGTTGTACGGATCGATAAACGCGGACTTCGGCTTCGCCGGCTCCTGCTGCTTTAAGGCCCGGTCATTCTCCAATGCCTTCAGAAGCTGTTCGCCATTCGGCGCCGACTGCCATAACTCCAGAACTGTCGACATAACTTTGCACCCCTCTCTTGCCTAAAATGAAAAGGCAGCAGCTTCGGAGCTGAAGCCTGCTGCCTTCACTTCATCCGGCAAGCTGCGTCATGTTAAGCTTGCTGTCTCAAATGGCGGTTTACTCGTCGCCGCTGCCGCTGTCCCCGCCGCCGGAACCACTGCCGACTGTCAGACCGAAGAAGCCAACAACGCCGGAGCCATCCTGCGCTTCTGCCGAGATGACGACATCTCCGGCCGCAACGCCCGTGACCTTGCCGGTCCCGTCGACCGTTGCAATCGCCTCATCCGAGGACTTCCATTCGACGCGCGGGTCATCGGCATACTCCGGCACGACGGTTGCCGTAAGCTGGAGATCGGCGCCCACACCGACTTCCGTCGTGTCGCCATCAGCCGTGATGTTGATCGCCCGTACCTTCCGAACAAGAAGGCTATTGACGCCGTACACATGGCCGCAGTTCGGGCACGTCCTGCGCTCGCCGTTGATGTCGTCCTTGCGGGTAGACGTAAGGCCGCGCGGTACAGCGTACACCTGACACTGCGGACACTTCCGCAGGTCCGAGCGGGTTTCCTCATCGTGACTCGTGTAAATCCGAGTCGTGTCGATCTGCGTTGCCATCGTTACACCCCCGTACATAGGTTTCGATCGCGCTTGGTGCTCGCGTCTCTATCATAGCACCTGCACGGGGACTTCGGAAGCACAATGTTTACGCGGTGCATGTCCGCGCTTCGTGCTTCCGAAGCTTGCGTTACTCCACCGTTACGGAGGCGTAAGCTGTGCGTGCAATGCCGGCGCGGTTGAGGACATCGATACGGATGACGTAAGTGCCCGGCGCCTCGCGGAAGTCGTCGATTTCGACGTAGTCCATGGAGCCATCCGACTTGAACCCGCTGCGGACCAGCGAACCGATGAGGACATCAGCAGGAATCTGGTTCAGATACTCCGGGTTATTCTCGGTGCCCTTCGAATAGGTCTTTCCCGGATTGCCTTCGGAGCCGATGTTCGCCAGATAGCCGGCCCATTCCTTGTTCTTCACCAGCGGCGCATATCCTGCGAGCAGATTCAACATCGGCTTCAGTTCGCCGTTTTCCTCCGTGAAGTAGCTCAGCCGGATATCCGCATCCGGGTCGTCGAAGTCAAACGGCGCGCTCAGGCGGAACTTCACCCGCAGCGCCCCCGCAATCGGCGTGTCGTCGTCGACCACTTCGGCCTCCACATCGTAGGCCTCGATGATAACCGTCCCGGACTTCGACTGCGCAACCGTGTCGCGGCCATAAGTGTGGCCGCAGTTCGGGCAATGCTTTGCTTCAAACGATCCGAGATCATCCTTCATCGTCGACGTGATGCCCCGCGGAACGGCGAATACGCCGCAGGACGGACACTGCGTAATATCCGAGCGCCCGCGCTCATCAATGCTGGTGTATTCGCGGAGCGTGTCAATCTGCGTAGCCACGCGTACACCCCCTTCGGAAGTTGTCATAATTATCATACAACGAGAACGCGGGCCTGAATATCCGACCTTTTTCCAGCTTCGGAAGGCCTTAATTATCCGAATTAGAAGCGGGACGGCCGGACATATCGGGAAGTTCCTCCCCACGTTCGCGCAGCACCCGGGCGCAAGCCTGCATGAGCGAGCGCACAACGTCCGTCGACATCTGCTTCAGCGTCAGACTTTCCGGCAGCACCATCAGCAGCTTATGCTGGCTGGTTGCTTTGTTCATGCGCTCCCATGTTTCCTCCAGCGACCGCAGCTCCGCATCCGTCAAATCTGCCGTCACGTAGTAGACATCCGCATCAAGCTTCTTGATCGCCGGCGACTCCGGCGCTATTACAACTTCAGCCATCCCTTTCCACTCCTTCAGTTTATTCTTCCTTGAAGTGCTCCAGCGTTCCCCATGTCGCCAGCACAAGGTTCTTCACAAGCACGTTCCGGCGTTCGTAAGCGCCGCGGCAAAGCAGCACTTTCCGATCCGGCCGCCAGTTGCCGGGTATGAGTTGCTTCGGTTTGCCCGTCTTCGAACGGTGCGTGCTGAAGACACGACCATCAGCGGTGACGGTGTACCCGGGATACCCCCGGACGGGTTTTGCTTGTCCAGTCGTCAACGCTCCACATCCCCTTTTCTTGCAACTTCTGAAGCTGGGTAGACCAGTATTCAGGCGAACCGAAGGCGCCGAGACGCAGCCGAAGTCTCCAGATGAGCACCCGCAGCAGCGTAACCGTCAGACCGACCAACGTTCCGATCCGTTTCATTCCTGATCCCTCCGCTTCGTTTTTCTCGTGCGAGTAAATAAGTGCTGGCACCTTCAGGATACCAGCACTTTCGCGATTGGTACATATGGAACACATCGTCTTCGGAAGATCAGAAGAAGAACGCGGACTTGCCTTTCGTCGTTGTCCGGCGGATCGCAATGCACAGGTAGTTCATGGCGTGGCCGAAGTGGTCGCCGCCCGGCAGCGTACCCACGCGCTGCTTGATGACTTCCTTTTTCGTCTTGTCGTCGGTCTCGATGTCGCGCACGAGCACCAGATTCGTCACGTGCTGAATGAACGTCTCAAACAGCGGATTGGATGCCACCCACTGCGGGATGCGGATGCGGCCTTGCCGGAACATCGAACACATGAGCAGCAGCGTCATCGTCCGGTCGACGTTGACTTTGCCGCCGTCCTCGTCCCACACATCGTCCGTGTTCTTCGTCGCATCCGTCGACAGGTTCGGATAGAAGCAGCCGAACACCTTCCCCGGGAACACCTGCATGAGCTCCCAGTTCTTGTCTTTACCGTAGCCGGCGTCGAACACGGCGCGCCGCACGTCCCACGCGCGCATTTTCTCCGCCACCTTCCGAACGTGCGGATTGTCTTTCCGGCCGTCGATGCCGGCGAGAGCTTCCGAATCCTCCACGGACCAGATGTCAAGCAGGATGATCCTATCCGGGTTATCCGGGTCGCGCATGCCGTTGACGCCCCAGCTTGTGTTGCCCCAGTCGACGCCCTGACAGATATTCCGCCGCGGCAGCTCGTAAGGGTTGGTCAGACTCGTATCCACGCAGGCCATGATGTCGGCCCGGGTCACCAGCACGTTGTCACCGAGATATGGAAGCCCGATGACGTAGTTCATGAAAAGCTGCTCGAGCGTGTAGTCCTCGCGCTTCTTCATGAGCTGCGTCGCGCTAATCCACGGACAGATAAGCTGTGATATTTGATAGCCGCGTACGTCCTTCTTGTGCGGGTAGAACGGCCGCCAGATGCCGTGAATGCGGGTTTCGTCGCTGATAAACCGCCGACATTTCAGGCAGATGTATGCGTGCGTATCGTCCTCCGACAGCCACGGATGCGACAGATGGTAGTTATGATTCGGCATGCCGCGGCTGTCCTTCGGAAGCTCCACAACGCAGCGCGGAAAATCATGAATGAGCGTGAACCAGTGGCCGCAGTGCGGGCACTTCATCATCCAGTGATACTGGTCGGATTTCTGGAAGCTTGCGTTTACGCCTACACCCGGCAGCGACGGCGTCGAAATATCCCGGCGCCAGCCATAGGCTGACGAGGACAACGTTTCGTTGAAGGCGATCATCACGTTGGGATGCATACGATCGATTTCGTCAAATCGCACGACATCAACGTCGATACCTTCGCCCGCTTTCGGCGTATGACCGCTTCGGAAGAATATCCAGTGATCCTCGCCGATTTTTCTGAGGCGCACGTTATCGACCGGGTCCTCTCCCTGCTTCTTCTTGCCTGTAATCGGGTCGTAGCCCATGCGCTCTTTAACGTATGGGCTGTCCTTCATGACGGCGTCAACCCGGGTCTTCGAGAAGTCCGCGACCTGATCGAACGTCGGAAACACATACGCCTGTTTCGTATGCGGATGCATGTCACCAAACCATAGCATCTCCCGCACTTCGTTCTCGCTGGCGCCGCACTGACGGGATTTCTGCATGGCCTTGTGTGGGTGCTGATCATCCAGAGGCTGCTGCAGGAACTGCCGCTGCCCGCGCAGACCGATGTTTAGGTCACCCGGTGGAATCTCGTGCGGCTTCCGAAGGTCGAGCTGGCCGTTCGGTAATCGCTGCTCGAACCGGTACGGCCTTCCGCGCAGGCGTGTGTACCGCTGCGCCCAGATCGACGGCCGCTTTTTCGTCTGGTAATCCAGTATCTGCGTCGGTGTCAGGTCATTCAGCGATATCACGCAGACCACTCCTTTCCTGATTCCATACAACATATCCCGCGCCGTAAAGGTATCCGGTCGCGGGATATTCAGCAGGCAATCACGGCAGCCGGCCTTCCGGCAGCTCCATGCGCTGGCCGGCCAGACGATGGCGGCTGCGCATCGTGTACGTGATGATGCCGTCTTGTATGGTCGACTCACAGATGATATTTCCTCGTCCGTCGGTCACGAGAAGCGGGCGGCCGAACGTCGGCCGAGCGTAGTTCCCGTCGAAGCGGGCCGCGGCCCGGCCGAAGGCGTGGTACGAGCGGCAGCCCTCACACCAGAAACGGACGACAGAAGCGCTAACGCGCTTGACTTTCATGTACCCCTACCCCCTATGTCAGGGACCGACGTGGCATGTGCATGGCGTATGTGGAACATACCCCCATAGGGTACCCCGTGGGAATATCCGGCGGGCCGCCTGCGCGCCGTCCTTTGCATGCCATCAGATCAGATTCGGCACCCCGAAGGACAGCGTCCCGGGCCGATGCATATACCGGCGCTGGAAATATTCTTCCGCCGGCAACAGGTCCAGCACCATCACGATAGCGTACTCGTGTAGATGCCGGCAGGCCTCAGCTTCGGAAGATGCCTTTGCCACAAGCACCACTTCGGACCCATCCTCCATGAGACACAGGCCGAAATAGCGGTTCAACGGCTGCTTGTTCTTCGGCTCCGCGCTGGACGCCACCGGCTTTTCCGGTTTTGCCTTCTCCTTCTTCTCCGCCAGCACGAACTCCAGCACCAGCATGACCCCGTGCGTATGAAGCTTCTGACTCGCTTCAGCTTCGGAAGATGCCTCCACTTCAAGCACAGCCTCAGACCCGTCCTCCATGAGGCACAGACCATAATACCGCCGCAGCCCGGCTGCGTGATTTCCCATATATCTGGTATGTTTCCCCGTCAACGCACCCACGCTCCATGTACGTAGTGATGAACTCGTAAGGTACCCCTATAGGGTATGTTTGCAACGCTCTCCATTCACACCATCTTCGGAAGATTGGACTTCTCTTTATGCAGCGTCAACCCTCCGATTCCGCCGTACCTCCAGCCCTGTTCGAGCCCGACAGCAGCCCGCGGATGATCTCGTCGCCGATCCGATCGAATTCTTCCTCGAGCTTCTTGCGTTCCTCGTCCGTCGCCGACTTCAGCAGCTCGTCGACCTTCACGTCTGCAACCGCTAGCTGGCCGCCGATCGTCGTTTGCTGCGTGACATTCTGCTGCTCGACAAACTCGCCCTTCTCCGTCGCAAGCTGCTTCATGCCCTGCTGGATGCCGCTGATAATGGCGCCAACCGACTTGTCAGTAATCGGAACACCGTCGATCTCACGCAGCAGCTTGTCGAACAGGCGCTGCGTCAGCCGCGCCAGACCCGCCAAACGCTCACGCCGGGAAGCGAAGCCCGTTTCCGTCACAAGCGCATCGACATGCTCGCGGAACTCCGGGTGCTCCAACCATGCGTAGATCGTCATGCGAGCGACGCCGACCTCCGGGTCGTCCGCAATCGAGCGAATCGAATGACCATCCGCAATCAGCTCAGCAACCTTGTAGCGGATGGGTGTCCACTCCCAAACCTTCGGAACTTTCTTATAGTACACTTCCGGGCAAGTCACGCGGTATTTCTTCCCGGTACTGCCGGTGACTTCGAATGTTACGAACTTCGTCGCTTTTCTGCGGGTGCCCTTTTCCTGTTCCTCCGGCGTAAGCTCCCCGATTTCCTCGTATTGCGGCTCAGGAAGCGGAATTCTTCGGCGACTGCCGACGCCCTCGCCGTCCTTCGTATGGTCCTGCGTCTTGCGCAAGTCATACGGGGATACCGGCTTCATGGCTTGCTTAATCTGAGTTTTCAGCCGTGCCATAGTATTCGGTCTCCCTTTGTCCAAAGTTGTTCAAAAATGTAGTTATCTGTGTATATAGTATCCGGTTTTCTCTGTCCTGTCCAGCATTTCCCTATTTTCGCTACATTTCAGCGGCGACCGACGCGCGGACCGCACGGAACCTGCAGGCCGCCTGTAGCCCGCGCCGGCGGTGATCTCCTTAAATCTGCCAGAACTGTTACCTGTCCCCTCCAAACCTTACATTAGGTTTCACCAGACGAAACAAATGTTTAACAAAGCGTAAATTTACCAATTTCACTCCCAAATCGACCCAACCCTACATCCTAACATTTTCCAGTGCATACAAATACCATATAATATAGGACACCTATTACCAGCTCCGTTGATCTCCTAAAATCTGCCAATATATACCCCCATAGGGTATATTTCGAGATATTTAACGTGCTTAAATACAACTGGTAAAACTTGTCAATTCGCGAATTACGTATCAACTCGTACTGAATTCCCGGATTGCAGCCTTCAGATTTTTTCATCGAGAAAAATTTTTATTTTAAAAAATTTTTGCGACGTAAAAAAATTTTTAGGGGGCCCCCTTTTTCTGCGCGTGACACCCCGTATTCAGTACGAGTTGGTACGTAATTCGCGTTTTTCCAGATTTTTTCCAGTTGCCGATTCTGCCACCTTTTACCAACCGCGAAAAATACCCCTATGGGGTATGCCTTAAAATTGGAAATGAAAGTAAACTTGAAAACATCACTTGTTCAAACTTGTTTAAAGTCGTTAAAAGTTGTTCAGTCAGAATAGTCAGAAAATTTAGAATTCGCAGCAATCTCGTCCGTAGAACATACGTTCCCCCGTTATTTAAACAGTTTAAATAATGAAACCGGGGCTGGATTCCGTCGCTGGGAAATTCCCAGATATTTGCAATTGGACAATCCCGTACATTCGTGAACATTCCCCAACATCATCGTATGATCCTGAACATTCTTAACCAATCTTGTACAAAAATTTCGCACCGAATCAAACCAAAGTGAACCGAAATAAACCTACTGAACCTAGTAAGTTTGTAGGATTAACCGGCCGGCGACCTCCCCGGCGTCCAGTTATCGGTAAACACAGGGACCGAGCGTGACTGCAGGATTAACCGGCCGGCGACCTCCCCGGCGCCCAATCGTCGCGGTCGTCGAGCACAAAAAGATGCCCCCGCCGCCGGCTCAGGGCAGCCGGGAAGGCGAGGGCAAAGAATGGAGAGCGCCGTCGGGGGCGCGCTATGCGTTGGTCTCCATTTTATCAAAACAAGACGCCGGCGGCCATGGGTAATGATTCCCAACGCCGCCGGCCTTCAGAAGTCACGGTAGCTGTCCTGTTATTTGTAGTCCTCAACCACACGGGCCAGTTCATACCGCTTCTCCGCGCTTGCCGACCGCCATTTATAGCGCTCGAGTGCATCCTTGACAGCCTCCCGGCTCGGCGCGCTCCTGTAATGTTCGATGCCGACAGTCTGCCGGCCGTCGTCCGTATAGCCGACGAGCACGTAATAGGTAATGAGTGCGCCGCCCGCCGGCGTGGTGATAATCGAGCAGTCCGTCAGTTCCTCGACTTTCCCGGCCGGCTCGTTCTTCGGATACTTGATTCGCTCCTTCGGAAGCGGAGCTGATGTGCTCCAGAACTCCTTCTCGACGATAACGAATGCGTAATCCCCAGATTTCAGGACATCGTAGATGGCGTCCTCATCCGGGCACCCGGCCCACAGCTCCGGCAGGTAATGCATCTGCGTAGGACTTATCAGGTTTGTCCGCCGCCGCACGGCGACCAGCCGGAAGAACACATAGTATTCCCCGGGCACACGCGTGCCGCAGAAGTTGGGCATCTCCACTACCAGCAACCCTTCCGAATTCAGGCGAGCTTTCGTGCCGTCGATGTCGACGGTTCGGCCCTCGAACCGGGAGATGGCCGGCTTCGCTGCCGCGTTGGTGCTGCTGCCGGCTTCGCTTCCTTCCTTGAACGCCTTGCAGATCGGGCACCTACGCTGGTTCTCGCCATGCGGGCACAGCGGCGAAGACCCGGTAATGCGGAATGGGAAAGTAATCTTGTACGTCAGGTAGCCGTCCTTCTGAACATGACGTTCTTCGAACTGCGTGATTTTGCCGATCTTCATGGCCGATTCGTAAACCTCGACCTCGATCCGCACGCTGCCATTCTTGCGAAGGCGTTCCGTGATGAGCCTTACGGTTTCCTGCATCATCGATTGAGGAATGTCGCTTACGGTGAGCTCCACGTCGGTCCCATCCTTCAGCATGCCAAACTGATTCGGCTTGATTGGATGCGGTCCGACCGGCACAACGTGATCGCCGGCCTTCGGCATGTACACGATTTCCGGTCCATCCTCAACGATCGGTATCGCCGTACCCTCGAGGCGGACATAAACGAAGCCTGAGAAATCCGTTTTATACTGTACCATGAGACATACCTCCTGTATGTTAATGTGACTGTATGTTAATGTGACTGTATGTTAATGTGACTGTATGTTAATGTGATTCGCTCGCCTGCGCATCCAGCACGGCTTGAAGCTCTTTTACCGCTCTGGCGAAGTGCGACTTTATCAGCGGCGCCAACTGCAGGTAGATGAACGTTTCCTCTTTCCGCTCCCCGGCGTCCTTCTCGATAACGTGATCAATGAATTCATCGATGGTTCCCGTGTACAGCCCGCGGGCGACGCGGATCACTGCCTGCTGCTTGCCGTCTTCGCCGGTCGTAACGCCCGTGTAGGCCGTCAGCGTATCCAGATCACGGCCGATGGGTGAGATGGCCAGCATGTGCTCCGGGTGCGTCACATAGGCACCGTCACGGAAGATCATCCTGCCGCGCACGCGGCAGGATGTGTTCATGCCATCCTCCTGCTTCCCGCGCAGGACTACGTCGCCCATAATCAGTGCATGGTCCGAGATGATCACTTTATGAAGCGTAACATTCCCCGAAATACAGGCGTGGCCGCTGGCGGCTATTTTCTCGAGCGTTCCGCTGCCTTCGATATGCGCATACTCGATGATGTAGGCGTTTCTGATCGTCATATCCCCGCGCACGACCGCGCGGTCACGCACGTAGCTGTCGACGATCTTAACGTTATCCTTGATAACGGCGTGGTCCTCAATGTCGGTATCGTGCACCACCGCGCTGCCGGAAACGTCGGCATGCCCGCAGATATCGGAATTGCCGGAAACCCGCGCGCTCCCGGAGATGAGCGCCTTGCCGTACACCTTCGCCACGCCTTCAACCGTCGCATCCCCTGCGACCACGGCGCTTCCGTACACCCTCGCCTGACAGCGGATGAGCGCGTCATCCGTCACACGCGCCTCGCCGTACACTTCGGCCTCACCCTCGACCCAGCAGGCACCTTCCTGATTCAGGTTGTGCGGGCCTTCAACCCACCCGCCGATATCGCCGGCCTTAACGCCATGCTTCGGAAGATCAATTAGTGCTTGAATCTGATGCAGCGCGATCTCACGCCCTTCGGAAGGCGAGAACTTCACGCGCTGCTTTCCTACGAGCTTATATTTCAGCGGTGATGTCACGATACCTGCCTCCTTGTTTGGGACTTGCGCTTGCTTGTTTGGGACTTGCGCTTGCTTGTTTGGGACTTGCGCTTGCTTGTTGGACCTTGCTTGCTCGGGACTTGCCTGTTTGTTTGTAGTACGCCTTGTACTGACGCACGCTATCGATCACATCCTCCAGACGCCGAATCGCCTCATCCGGCCGGTTCTCGAGCTGCGTGCAGTCAATCAGGATATCCCGCACCACATCGAGATCATGAATATCGTGCTGTTCCAGCCAGCGCTCGATTTTACGCTCAAACTGTCGCGCTTTCTCGTTGTGCTTTGCAGCCTGCACGAGCGCATGCTTCACGTAGTTAGGAACCCCGCGATTCATTGGCAGCTTACCTCCTTCGGAGCGTTAGGCAGCGGCATCCGGTACCCCGTGATGGTACCGGTGTGCACTCAATTACCGATCAGCAGCTTCTGCACATCCAGCAGGCAGCGATCGTTCTCCAGCACATGCGCGGCGTCCTTGATCTCCACCGCGGGATGTGCTTTGTAGTATCGATCAATCTGCGCCTGCATCTGCTCGACGCGTGCCTTCAGACGCTTTACCACGACGGGAATCAGTACATCGTAGAACGCCCGCTGGTGCGAGGGCGAACCGACTGTCTGTTCGTACTTAAGCCGTCTTCTGAAGTCCTCGAGCGACCCGTGGAAGCAGCCGCGCGTGATACCGATCCCGGCCTGAATCCTGCCGGTTCTGCGGGCCTTTTGACTGAACGGAAGCAGCGCGGCATACGCCGTCAGCGTCCCGCCTTCGGAGCCGACCGGCGAGATGGTGATGATATCTTCCACGTCCCGAATAACCGCGAATCCGTCGATTCGCGTTTCCCCGGAGAGCAAAAGCGGCAGTTTGCCGTCAATCTTGATCTGCGTATGGCCGCTGATCCGCACCCGGCCGGACAGGGTAACAAAGCCGCTGATGTGGGCGTGTTCTTCGACCACCGCGCCGTTCCGTACTTCAACGCATCCTTTCAGCACGGCGCGGCTGGTGACGGCGGCCAAATCGGACACCGTCACGCTGCCCTCAATCCGCGCCATACCGGAGATCATGGCCCGGCCGTCGATCTGGCAGTAGTCCTTCAGACGAGCATATTCCGCCACTTCTGCCTGCCCCTCGACGTGGACCGTATCCTCAAGAATAGCCGATCCATGCACCCGCGCCTGATTCCCGACGTAAGCCGAATCGCGGACGACCGCATGGCCATACACGTAGGCATTGTCGTTGACCGCCGCGTTATCGTACACGCAAGCCTCGTCAGCCACCCAGCAGTCGTCGTACTGTGACAGGTTGTGCGTACCCTCAACCCAGCCGCCGAGCTGGCCGGCCTTGACGAAATGCCGCGGAATATCGCGAAGCGCCCGGATGCGGCGCAGGGTAACCTTCCGACCTCCCGGGCCGCTGACCGTCTTTACCTCGTCCGTCAGTTCGTACTTGCGCGGCTCACTCATCGGCGTATTTGACCTCCCCATCCTCAAAGTCCGGCGCGTCAGGAACCGGCGGCAGCTTCGGCGGCGTCAGACGCGGGATATCGGCGTAATCCGCATATACCGGGCAGTCGCCGAGCTCGGCGCGGTCGTCGTTTTCCTCCAGCCCTTCAAGCACGCGGCGCTGGAGCTCGGACAGCGACGGCGCGAAGTGTTCCTCGATGATCGGAATCAGCTTTTTGTAAATCTTCCGAAGCTCCTTGTGCTGCTGGCCTGCCCGCAGCGCGTCTTTGAATTCGCTTAAGGTACCGCTGAAGCACCCGCGCGTAAGATGGACATACGCCCGGCCTTCCTTTGTCAGCGCCACGTAAGCCGTCAGCGTCCCGCCTTCGGAACCGACCGGCGATATCGAAAGGATGTCACGCTGCGAGCGGATGCGCGCTTTGTCCTTGATCTGTATATCACCGCATAAATACAACCGATGGCTGGCGTGATCGTCTCTCTGCACGTTGATCTCTGCCCTTCCGCCTACATGTACGCTGCCGCTCAGGGTAACGTGCCCTGTGACAACTGCAAAATCCTCAACCGTCACGTCGCCGTGTATGCGCGAAAATCCCGATACCTGCGCGTTGTCCATGATGGCCGCGCACTGACTGACATGTGCACTTCCGAAGACGTGCGCGTAACCGGATATGCAGGCGTTTTCGCCGATGACGGCGCTGCCGTACACCCACGCATCGCCCATCACACGCGCGTTTCCGAGCAGTCGTGCCTTTCCTGTCACGCGGGCGTTGCCTGTGACGACGGCGTATCCGGCAACCCGTGCCTCGCCGGCGATCTCAGCGTATCCGGCAACCCGTGCCTTGCCGGCGATCTCAGCGTATCCGGCAACCCGTGCCTTGCCGGTGATCTCAGCGTATCCGGCAACCCGTGCCTCGCCGGCGATATCAGCGTAGCTGTCGACCGTGGCTTTGCCCATAACCATAGCCTGATCGCAGATTACTGCGCAGCTTAATACGGAAGCATTTCCCGCAACCACCGCCTTACCAAATACGCGGGCTTGACCAGTGACTTTCGCGTTGTCTCTGACTTGCGCTTTATCGTACACCTGCGACTGGCCGGCAATCAGCGCGTTACCGATGACCGTGGCGCCGCCCACGACGCGGGCATATTGATCGATCCAGCAGTCGTCGTACTGTGACAGGTTGTGCGTACCCTCAACCCAGCCGCCGAGCTCACCCGCTTTGACGCCGTGGCGCGGAATATCCCGTAGCGCCCGGATGCGGAAGACCGTAACTTTCCGTCCGTCCAAAAGATGCACCGTGCGTGACTCATTCGTTATTTCGTACTTGCGGCGCTCACTCATGACATTTACCTCCTTGTTTTTCCTGAAGCTCTGCCTTCAGCCGTTCCAGCGCCGGCGTCAGATACGCCCGGATCGCCGGCGTTAACTTCAGATACGCTTCCCGCCGCCTGCTGCTTGCGGTTGTGTACGCGAAGCGCTGGCCGAGCCTTTTCACGCGCTGCTCGAACTGATCCAGCGTACCTTTGTAGCAGCCGCGGGTGACCAGAATCGCCGGGATTTCCTCGTCGTTCTCGTAGTGGATGCCGACATACGCGGTCAGCGTACCGTTCTCGGAGCCGACTGGGGAGAGGACGAGGATATCGTCAGCATACCGAATGCGTGCGCCGTCACGGATCGATGCATCCGCGCAAATGCTCAGTCCGTCGTCCTCGATATCGATCACCGAGTACCCGCAAATCGAGGCGCTCCCGTATAGTCGAACGCTTCCCTTTATTTCGGCGCGGTCCCATACACATGCACCGGAGAGGACAACGTCACCGCCGATGATGGAGTACCCTTCGAGCTCGGAGCGGCCCTCGATTCTCGCGTTTCCTCCAACCTTTGCCCAGCCGCGGACTCTGGCATCTCCCATCACCACGGCCTGATCCGTGACGTGAGCATAGTTCGCCACGACCGCGCGTTCGCTGATAAGCGCCTGCCCGGATACGCACGCAGAACCGGTGACCTGCGCGCGGCGCGCGATCTTCGCCCGACCTTTGATGCGCACCGATCCGGCAACGAGCGAAAGCCCGCAAACGATTGCCTCGTCGCATACAACGGACCCACCGGTTACCAGCGCGTCTCCGGTTACATGCGCCTTTCCGTACACCTGCGATTCCCCGCCGACCCAGCAGTCGCCTTCCTGCGACAGGTTATCCTCCGATTCAATCCATCCGCCGGTGCCGCCGGCTGGGACGTTATGCTTCGGAATGTCCCGAACCGCGCGGATGCGGCGTAGGGTGCGCCCTTTTCCTTCCGCGTCTATGATGGGCTTCGTATCCCCTGTGAACTCGTACTTCCTCCGAACACCCTCATCCGTGTGGCCGTTATTCACGCGCTGCTCATCCGAGCCGATTACGAAGCTCATTCACCTCATCCCTCTCTTTGAAAATTTCATTCAGTTTAGCCAGCACGGGATCAAAGTACTGCTGAACCAGTGGCACGATCCCATGCATGAGCCTGAAGTTCCGTTCCATGTTCTGATTCGATTCGGTGCGCAGCCCAGACTTGCGTAAGTCTTCGATCCGTTTTTCGATGGTATATTGCAGCTCGCTCAACGCTTCGTGTCCGGCCTCGCTGGAGACAACCAAATCGGCCGCGATCCTGCTTCCGTACCGAATCTCCGGGTAAATCGATAGCAGGCTGCTCCCCGGGGGCTTAATCGCCATGAAGTGATCTTTAGACGTAATGTAGGCGCTGCCGTCAATACGCGCCGATCCGGTTATGATTACCGTCGTATCCAGCCCGTTAATGATGGCGTCCCCTTTAACCTTCGCGCGGTCTCCTACATACGCATACCCCACGACGATTGCATTTTCGTAGATGTGTGCCTCACCCTCGATACGCGCCTCACCGCCGACGGTCGCCATGCCCGTAATTCTCGCACTTCCGAACAACGCTGCCTTATCGAGCACCCGGGCATCATCCCCTACGGCCGCGTGATCGCCGATGCGTGCCATGCCCTCAACCTTCGCGCTTCCGGTAATGTTGGCGTGGCCGAAGACTTTGACCTTCCCGCCGACCGTTGCGTTGCTGTCGATGATCGCACGGTCGACGATGCAGGCCCCGTCCCTTACGCATGCGTTATCGTCGATAATGGCGTGCCCCGCAATGTGTGCGGCGCCGGATACCCATGCATGGCGTTTGACCTTGGCACACTCCTGAACCACGGCCCGGCCGGTGACGCAGGCATGGCCGGAGATAATCGCTTTGTCTGCAATCACCACGCCATCACCGAACACAAAAGCGTGATCCTTCACCAGTGCATCATCCATAACATGCGCCGCGCCGGCGACGACGGCGTTATTCGCAATCCAGCACAAGCCTTCCTGACTTAGGTTGGCTTCCGACTCCACCCATCCGCCGAAATCGCCTTCCGAAACGTGGAGCTCCGGGATATCCCGGACGGCCTGAATTCGGTAAAGCCGTGCATCTCGACCATCCGGCAGGACGACATCATGACGTTCGTCCGTCAGCTTGAATTTATACGCAGGCATTGGTTTACGCTCCCTTTGTCTTGGTCTGGTCGACTTTGCCGTTGATGACGCTCTGGTACTCGGCAACCGCCGGCGCCAGTTTATGCTGAATGGCCGGAACCAGCGCCAGCATAAACTCGCCTTCGCTCTTTTCGATGTTGCCGTTCATCAGCAGCTTCTTGATGTGTGCCTCGAACTTATCCAGCGTGAAGCTCTGCATGCCGAGCGTCACGCCGATCGTCGCCTTCAGAACGTCGCGCTGGTCGGCCTCGTGCGCCACGTAAGCGGCCAGTATATACCGGCCCATGCCGACCGGATGAACCATCAGGAAGGCCGTCTCGTCGATGATCCGCGCATGCGTACCGATGCGCAGCTCCTGACCCTCCGTCAACACGATCTCCGCATCCCATACGCTCGCCATGCCGTAGACCTCGCCATCAATGACCACCGTCCGCCGGAGGCCGGCAGGCAGCGCAACTTCGGAACCATTATCCATTTGCGGCATCATCGGTTTCGTCATCGTCAACCTCTCCAATCTCCGCCAGCATGGTGCGGATTTCTTCAGGCGTCTTGCCGGACGCCCGGGCCGTCAGGTTGATAAAGGCGTCGAGCTTTTCCTTCCGTATGCGCGGGCTGTAGATGCTGAAGCGCATGCGGCTTTCGATGTTCTGCATGGACCTCAGTACCGTATCCAGTTCCGCGATAACTTTATGATTGCGGCGCACTAAGTCGTACAAGGGCTTGCCGACCTGCATGAGCTGCTTTGCCTCCCGGCGCTCGACGCGGTTCTGTCGCAGCGCGTTGAATGTCTCCAGCGCGGCGCCCTCTGAAAGGTCAAGCATCTCGATTTCGTGCAGCAGGTCTTGAAGTTCGTGGTCCGACCGGTTGATGGCCTCATATGCTCGATCATACTGGTCCCTGAAGCTTCGAAAGCCTTGCACGATACGATGCGCAACTTCGATCGGATCATCGAAATTCCGGTACTCCTGAAGGTCACCCATTGGCGTCGCCTCCCTCGTCCTCCGGCCCCAGCGCGGAGACCTCCAGCGACAGCATGCTATCCCGGCAGGTCGGGCAGGCGTCGTGCGCGGTGATCTCCTGCCCGCTGGAGGCGTACAGTTCGTGACAGTCCGCGCACAGGATTTCCCGTGCAGTGTAAAAGCGTCCTTCAAACATCGGCATTGTCGTTCGAACTCCCTTCGGTCTGTGATTTATCAGGCATCGTAAACTTGACATTCGGTGCGGGCTGCGGCCACGTAATGGACCCTATAATTGCCGGCGGCCGTCCCGGGACACCATACGGCGGCTTATTACCGCTCCCGGCACCTGCTCCCGGCGACATGACAACCGGCCGATTCGGCGGAACCGGTTTGCCCATAATCTTCTGCTGATACGGCCGGCCGATGTGTCGCTGCCGCGAGACACGGCCATCGGCGTGTTTGTAGATCGTGACGGACCCCTGCGGTACGAGCTCCACATGCGGCGGCGCCCATTCCTGTACATACGGCGGGACGCCGTACTGACGGTTGAAGCCGATCCGGTTGATGTAGGACCTCAAGTCAACTTCCGAACCGAGTTGTTCCACGAGCTCAGCCATAGCCAGCGCATCATCCAGCGCCCGATGCGCGTCGACGAGTTGAATGCCGCGGCGCAGGCAGACCTCCGATAGCCGGTGCGGGTACGGCTCCCGCTCGCGGACGATGGTCAGCGGGTCCAGCATATTCATCCGTTGGAACACGCCGGCGATTTCGTCGACGCTGAAATGCCGCGTCAGCATCTTGTACAGGAACGATGCGTCGAACAAAACGTTGTAGGCGACCAGCGGATGTCCGGCGTCAACCGCCTGCTTCAGAAGCTGGAACATGTAGGCGGCGACCGTCCGCTCATCCAGCCCTTGCAGCAGGTCCTGCCGCGAGTGGTGGCCCATCTCCAGCGCATCCGTCCACGGCTTATCCTGCGGGTAGTAAATCAGCGTATCGAGGATGGACACCTGCTTGTCACCCACGAACCGAACGGCGCATACCTCAACCGGTAGGTCTTTATCCGGGCCGACGCCGGTCGTTTCAAAGTCGAGCAGCAGCATGCCTTCAAGTCTTGCCATCCCGCTTCCCTCCATCAGCAAACGGCGTGAGCGCCATCTTCCGAAGATGGCATTTTCAACGCGGCCGAAATACGCTCCGTAATAACTTGCTCCTGCGGCCGGTGCTCCTGAAGCGGAATCCCGAGCAGCGTCTTCAACCGGCGCGTGGCATTGTCTACGCGGAGCCGGGCCACGTTCAGGCGGGCAATGGCTTCGTCGACCATGCGCACATCCTGCGGATCGACATTGTCCATGAAGCGCTGCGCGCTGTGGAGCTCCGCCACCGCGGCCGAGAACTCCTTCGACGCTTCGTCGATGAGTTGGTCTTCGTCGACCGCCCGACTTGCTCCGATCGGTCTGCCTTCGGAAGATTGCATTTCCGGTTGAGGCGAAAAACGCTTGAAGATGTCGATGATGGTCTGCATTACTTTCGGCATGTTGAGTACTCTCCTTTATCTCGTGATTTACACACTTGCCAGAATTTTCGGATCAACCGACAGATTCACAGCAACCGGTAAGTTACGCTGCTCGACCGTAAAGCTCGATGTGTCGACGCCGGCCTCCTGCAGCAGCTTCAGGGCTTCCTTACCGCTTGCAGCCTGCGAAACGATGTTTTGCAGCTCCTTGTGAAGCCTGCTCAAATCGTTGATTATGTTGTACTTCGGTCTGAGCTCCCGGGCGATCTCATGCGCCAGCGCCACAACCGCCTCCGAACCGCAAGTATCCTGAGTCGTGATGGCGTTTCCGCCGCTGGCGTAGTTCACAACGCGCGTGCGGATGTCATGCCGGATAAGCTTCTTGATATTCTCTCCGTAACGCTCTGCGGTGTGTAGCATGTGTTGGACAACGTGCTGATAGTCCCTGAAATACGGCTGATCTGCGTATGCCTCCACTGCGCGGTAAAACGACCGCCCGGCTTCCTCCAGCTTATCCACACCCGGAAGCGCGGCAACGAGCTCATCCAGCACCGGATTCAGGCGCTCATCGACGATGTCGCCGATCTCTTGATAGACTTCCTTTCTCCGGGTAACCACCATCTTCTCAATCCAGTCTCGAACGGCCTGCTTTGTAATGACTGCCATCGAAAATACCTCCTTTATGTTATGCCACCATCTTACACCAAACGTGAACAAAAATCAACAACTTTGGACAAATTTAAACAGTAGAATAAAAGCGCAAGTTCGGAAGATGAACCTGCGCCCTACTCAAAAAATTAACCCGTTATTGATCAATCCTCGCGTTCAATAATAGGCAACGTGTGATATCCCTTCGGTTTGGTTGCCAGTCGAATAAGCTGCTTGTGCACCGCCTTGCTCTCCTTGATACGGTCTTGCAGCAGCGCCTTAATATCGTCCCGCAGCTTCGGCGTGTTTCCACAGCAGCGAATGAAGTACTCCAGATGTTGGCGTTCCAGATTGATTTCGTCGAGCCGCTGCGACATCTCCCGAATTGCTTGCAGGCGTTGCTTTTCGCGTTCTCTTTCAGACACCCTCCGTTCCTCCTATCTCCGTATCCTCATCTCATCTTATCATTTCTCGTCTCGTCTGATTTATGTAAAATCTCGATGCGCATGCAGCTTTTTCCTATGGCAGCGCTGTCTTTCGTACAATTCTATGACAATCGGACCCAAACGAACCTGCCGCCTCGCGGCAGCCGCACGCATTCCGTTTGAGGAGCCCAACTGCCATCGTCAAGCTGCACGTATCCGGGCGTGCGGAAGTTTTTCGTGTTGACCTCCGGTGTGCTCGTCTTCGGAAGCTCGCCTATCGTAAAACCATCCACATACTTCCGAAACAACGGCGTTACGGCCTCGGCCATTCGGCCATCCCTCCTTAACTGGGGAGTGGGACTCTCCCCTACTCAAGTTCATGTGGTCGGACGGCCTGCTGCAGGCCGTCCGGGTTATTCGCTTTATCGAAGGACTACCGTCTGACTTCCGTTAACGCGGTCGCGGTGCACGGAGTACGCGGCAGCAGCCCGCTGGATAGTACCAAACTGCTTGCCGGTCACCCGCCCGTTTTGGGCAGCACACAGCGCGTCCGTCAGTTCATCCAACTCCGGGTTGTCCGGTCCGTGCATATGCCGGCGCAGAAGGCGCACGCGCTGCATCTCCGCATCATGGATCATCTTATGCGACACTCGGTAAAGCGACACACTTACCAGCTCCTTTCGTCAGGTTTGTTATGCCTCGGCCGGTACGCCTTCACCTTCGTGGTTCCCGTATCTCGGCAGGATGTGCACCACCGGCGTAACCCCGGCGGGTGCGTACCGCGGCGGCGAGGCGACCGGACCGTGCGCGCCGTTACAGAATCCGATGTTCACTTTGAACACGGCCTCGCCGCTGGTGTCGATCTTGCCGTCCGGCGTGATGAACACCCAGCATGTGCGCGTCACGTATTCTTCGGAACCTTGTTTTCTGTGGTGTACCTTATTGCACAGGGTACACCAGTATGGTTGCCCCTCCGTCAAAGGATGTCCCAATTCCAGTCCTGCACGCAATTCCTTGTCCATGCTCCCAGCTCCTTTTATAGATTTCGGCAGCCGGGCAGCACGGACGCGGAGTCATGATGTCTTTGCCCGGACTACCACCGACGAGACAGGTTATAGAACCCACGCTTGCCCGTAGGCTCCAGCAGACCCTTTCGCGTCAAGTAATTGTGTGCGCTTATGTACCGGTTCCACCGGTAGCCGAACGCCTCCAGCCGTTCCCGAATCTCACTGAACGCCAGCGGCCGTCCGGCAGCTTCGAAGATGCGCCGCAGACATTCTTCGATCGGCAGCCTGTCCGCCGTGCGCTTGCGGCCGATGTTTCCGCCGTGAATTTCGACCGTGGTTTGCGTAACGATGATCCCGCGATCATAGCGGTTCCACAGATCGTGCTCCAGCAGGCGCCGCCGGCGTTTTTCCTCCAGCAGCCCGCGCTCACGATCGAGCGCGTCGATCTGCCTTGCGATTTCCTCCAGCCGGATATCGATCTCGTCGATATCGGCCACGATCTCGGCCTGTCGGATTCGGATAACTTCATCCGCCGGAATGTCTGCTGAAATGCCCGCGGATGACGCACCACTTGAATACATACCCGTGTTGTTCATCTTTGAATCAGCTCCTTTTGATTTTTTGGGGAATGGAGCATTCCCCTCAAATTCAACATACACAGGCAAAATCTAAAATTCTAGTTGGCCTGCCAGCGCTGGTAAGCCGGCTTCAGCACGCCATAGAAGTCGCTGCGGCGCCAGCGCCGGCGCTCCCCGGTCACCAGACTGATCGCGAACACGGCGTCGCCGCCAGTTCCCGGCGTGCACCCGAACCCGCCGTCACCCTTCCACAGTTGGAAAGACGGAAGCTGCTGCTCGATCGGAAGCCGGTCCGGCTTTAGGATCAGCAGGCAGTCGTTCCAGTCCATGTGCTCAGATTCCGGCAGGCAGTCGCCGTCCGTGTACAGCTTCGGCTCGTAACGAAGTACGGTAGTTGCCATCCCCTCATACCCCCTTAAGGCATCACCATAAATGCATAGCGTAGCAGTGGTCGCCTTCCGGCCGTTCGCTTGCCCAGAACGAAATGCGGGTTTCGTATTTTGACACCGCATCATTGTACTCATAGATGCGCAGCGTCGCGCGGCTGCCGGATGACATAAACCCGGCGACCGCGCCGAGCACCGCCCGGGTGAACCCTACGATGTACAGACAGATGTCGGTATCAGGTCCGACCTCCTTAACCAGTTCCTTCATAGCCTCCGACGTAAGCAGATGCGCGCGGTCAAATGGAACGACATCATCGTTAATCAGGAAGCGTTCGACCGGCGCCGGTTGACGCTCCTGCTGAGCCCTCAGCAGCCCGATTCGTACCTTCGTGCCCATCCTTACTCTCCCCTCGCTTGAAGTGGATATTATGAGCAAGGCCGGGCACGTGGGCCGCGGCCTTGTGCATCACCCTTTCGTTTCACCCTGATCTGGGACCACAAACTTCTTCTCGTCGTTGTCGTAGTAGATGCCCGCATCCTTCAGAAGTCGGAACGTCTGGCGCTCATAGTTCAGCGTTTCGTAGTACTTCGCCTCGAGCCGTTCCATTACGGATCGAGCGTACCTTTCGGCTTCCTCCCAGTCGCGGAACTTCTGCTCCTGCGGCACGTCCGGGAAGTTGGCTATGATGTTGCAGTGTGCATTGTAGAGCTCGCCCGGCATACTCGATAGTCTGAGCTCGCGGACCGAGTAGGTTACGCGGTGCGGCTTGCGCTTCAGGTCCCGCAGCGTGCTTACCGCCACCACAAACAGCAGCGTCGCCGTCTCCAGCGTGTGCACGACATGACGCTCATAGTTGGTGTGGTGCGTGCAGTCGCGTTCGTCGCTCCGCCATTCCGTGGGATCGTAGTCGAGCCCAGCCAGATGTGCCACCTTCTGAAGTCGGACGAGCTCTCGGCCGCGGGTTTCCATAAGCTGCCGCGCTTCCTCGGTTTCCTGCGCAAGATGCTCATGGCGCAGCCGCGCTGCGCTGTAGGCATCTTGCTGCGTCTGGATCATGTAGATTGCCAGCACTATACCATCCCTTTCTCCATAAGACCTTTATGACTCGTCCGGCAGGTAGTATCGCTTGCGCTGGTACACCACATACTTCCCGCGCGAGCTCTCGTAAAGCCTGATCCACCTGCGCTTTCGCGGAACGCTTTCGCCTGTCGCCTTGTCGAAGTGGTAAGCCATGATCTCATCGACGCACGGATGCGAAAGCACCAGCAGATCGCTGCCCGCCGTCTCCATCACGACCTGATTCGCAGTATATCTCAGATGCACAGCCAGCGGCGTCTCGCGTTTGTATGCGATCCCCTTCACCCAGTCCGCCTCGATGTACTCAAGGTTGCTCAAATACACCCGCATAGTGCCAGTGGTCGAGCGGATGCGGTCTTCCGGCACGCTGTCGAGGTCAACGTTAGGGAAGTACCGCTGGATGGTTTCGCGCATTACTTTCTGCTTCGTCTGCATAAGGTCCGTCATGCGTCTTGCCAATTTTACGAGCATTTCCATGGGTGTAGCTCCTTTCGTCATTCATCCCACGCTCGGCGCCACAGCACCCGTGTTGTGCCTTCCGCGCCTGCGTCCGCATGCTCCGTCTCTATACTGAAGGAATAATTACGAATCAAGCTGCTGCAATAGCCCCAAACACTACCATAGGCGGCATTTACGGCGATATCGTCGATCGGGCTTGCCCGACCCTTCGCCAGTGCCTCAACCAGCGAACCTTTTCCGCTCCAATCGAATGTCCGATCAATCATCCGCCGCATCAGTGGTTCTACGTTGTACTTCCGAAACAAGTCATACACCCTTGCGAGCACGTATCGGCTCACCGTTTTATCGGTTCTCAGCGTCTCACCTTCCGGCAGGTCGCTGTCGGCAATCAGGACAAACTCGTCACTTGCTGCAATCATGTCAATCAGGTCCTTCCTCGCCATGCCGATCATCCTTTCCGCCTGTCCGGTGTTCGGAAGGTTGACGAGGGCATCAGCCCTCGTCGTGAACCAGCCACCACCCGATATCGTCGGCGCGGCCTTCAGCGCTTCCGAAGCAGTACCCTTCCGGCGCCAAATCATCGAAGTAGTCGCATACGTCTTCCCACAATGCGAACGCATCGGCGTCCTCTTTCAACTCTGCCCATCCGTAGTAGACGGCCGACCATAAACTGCGGCGCATCTCCTTTTTATACAGCTTGTCTTTGTATCGGTAGGCGTCGCGTATTGCTTTCAGCAGTGGTGTGCGCAGGTTGTACTCGACGATAATGTCATGCGCGACCGCCAGCAGATGCTCCGGGTTCAGCGTACCTGAGCTGAAGGTCAGGACGTATCCGTGCGTTTTGATGACATCTTGCAGGTCTTTCTTTGACATATTATCCGCTCCTTTTGATGTTTTGGGAAGCGGGAGCTTGCTTCCCTCACATTCAACATACACAGGACTTTCCCGAAATTCTAAGGGATCACATCTCGTGTAGCGCAGCCCGTTTCGGCACGTACTCCGTCACACCGGCGGCGACCAGTCGATCACGCATATCTTTAAAGAACTCCATCAGATTCCGAAAAGGCTCGGAATCCTGCTCTTCCGCAGTCACCGGATTGCTTAAGATACTGTTCAGTCGTGCAAGCTGCGCCTGATCCAGTGTTGACTTCGGCGTGACGTACACGACGCGGTCAACTGGTATGCGGAGCTCACGGCCGTAGTAGTCCGTGCCGACAAGGTATATACTGCCGTCGTCATCGTCGAGATCGGCTTCGCGCAGCAGGAATTCCTGCACGGTCGACTCCGCAGTCAGGACCACATCTCCGCGCTCGCGCAACTCCTGCGGAAGATATCCATAGCTGCCGCGGACGCGGACATCCATCACGCGATCCAGCAGGTTGTACAGTGGAATGCGTTGATTCGAGATCGTAACTTCCGAAGGTTGGATTTTCATCGTTACCAGCTCCTTTAAGGTTTGTTTTCCCTGTCCGCTTCCTTACGGTGCGGTTTCGGATTGTAAGGCGGGCCGTCGCCCGCCTCGCGTCAGGCTTCATCCGGCAGCATAATCGTAATGACCGGCTCGTAGTTGTCCCCGGGACCGCATACGGCTTTAAGCTGGACGCGCTTTCGGCCGTAGAGGACTTCATAGCGAGTCTCTGCCGAGCCCTGCACGGACGGATCGGCGAGCCTTACGCGCAGCATCCATAACGTATCCCACAGGCGACCGTTCGTGTCGCCGCTGCGCTCCGTGCCTTCTGTCTTGATGTGCGCCTCCCATAGCGTCCGCGTAACCGCGACCGGGTAACGGAAGCCGGCTTCCTCTGCCATCTCCGTTACGTCGATCAAAATACCATCCTCAATTGCCTGTTTCCTCGAGTATGTGTGAATCACCTCAAACATGGTACCATCTCCTTTTCTTTAACTATTCGCCATCCCGGTTTTGAATTCCTTCATGGCTTTCGGATTATTTACTTGCGCACGTATTTAACTGTCCCGCATTTGTTGCCGTTCGTGTCCCGTACAAACTGCGGCATCAGACCTTCTTCCAACTGGTCCGCCAGCCGGCGCAGGATGTACGCCGTCTCCGTAATCTTGGCTCGATCGTCGTCCCCGAATGCTGCGTGTTCTGTTACGATTTCGATTTTGACTTTCTTCATGACGGTTTCCAGCTCCTTGTCGTATTGGTTTTGGTGGTGAAGGGAGCGCTGCTTCCCTCAGTATACGTATTGCTTGACGGCACGCTCCGCAGCCTTCCTTCAGTTTCGCAATAATACGGTCGGTAACAATTTTGTAAACGCTCATTGAAATTATCCTCCCGAGGAAGGATAGTCTGCACTCTATCCTTCCTCGAAAAGTCACTCTGCATGGTCGCGGGTGGCTTTTTATGTTTCAACTTCAATCTGAACATCCCAATTTCTGTTGAGGTAATCTTGGATATACTTCTGGGCTTCGATCAAACTTTTTGCTATCCTATGCCCCGAATAACTTGCTGTTCTAAACTCTTTGTAATTCCCGTCTTTGTCAAACCCTCTCAATATCGGCTTGTTTTTTCCGTATACATGGATTTTCACTTTCATTACCTCCGTCTGGTGTTTTCCTCTTTCTGTCTCTAGATTTTGACTTTCTTCATGACGGTTTCCAGATCCTTGTCGTATTGGTTTTGGTGGTGAAGGGAGCGCTGCTTCCCTCAGTATACGTATTGCTTGACGGCACGCTCCGCAGCCTTCCAGCTTGCGAACTTGCCGACGCTCTCGCTGCGGTTGTGTCCGGGGAAAATCGCCCGTGCGAGGTATTTACCTTTCCGCATGTCCTGCCAAATCTCACCGATGACCTCACCGCTCTTGTTTGTTACGAGTTTTACGAACGCCATAAATACCAGCTCCTTTTTATGATTGGAGGTAGGAGTGTTCCTCCCTCAGATTCACCATACACAGGCGTTTTGCAGAATTCTAGCGCGCTTCGGAAGTGTTAATGATCGGCCGCGTTGCCAGTTGGATCGCCTTCATGAGCTCAAACGGCGTTGGAATTCTCGCCCATTCCTGAATGATCCGGCCGTTGGCGTCCGTCACCCGGCCCGACGACGGGAACGTCGGGTCGTATTCCAGCACTGCGTTCCAGATCGTCTTAAACGATCGACCGTCGATGATGATCGAGTGGATGTCATCCCATCTGTCCATCGTTGGCTCGTTCAGGTAATCCTTGATCCGATCCACAAGCCCTGATCCGAGCTTTCCGTGCATATTCGTGCACCGGTCGAGTACCTTTTGATTCCGCATGATATACCAGCTCCTTTTGTGATTGGAGGCAGGAGTGTTCCTCCCTCATGTTCACCATACACAGGCGTTTTGCAAAATTCTAGCGCGCTTCCGAAGTGCGAAATTTACGTTTAACGCTCAGATTTTCTAATTCCCGCATATGTGCGAGAATATGCGCATAGGATGTTTAACAAATCTCGGAAAGGGGAATGCTGAAGATGACCGTAAAGGCGACCATCGGAAGCCGCACATTTTCTGCCATACCGCCGGCTCCGCCCGCGCATCCGAAGCGGGTGACCGGGCTTGACCTCGGATTCGTACAGACAAAGTTCGTCTGGGGCACGCGGCGGCCGCAGTACAGCGACGCCGGCATCATGGTCGACCCCGGCAATACCTGCAAGTTCGGAAGTCTGGTCAAGCGTCGTTCGGAAGTCGCAACGGAAGGACTGGAGGATGCCGAAGGGTACGTCATCGTGGACGAGCATGGCACGTGGAACGTCGGCAGCAAAGGCAGCTATGACTTCACTTCGGAACGCCTGACGCGGGACTCCGACCTTCCGAAGCTCTATACTGCACTGGCGCTGTTCCGGCAGCAGACCGGTTCTTCCATCATCGACCTGCTCGTATCGGGTCTTCCAGTCGACGAGTACAGCCAATACCGCGGTGCGCTCCAGCAAGCGCTGACCGGCGACTTCCAGTTCGGCTTCGGAAGCCAGCAAATGCAGATTTCCGTAAAGAAGGTCGCGGTCATCCCGCAGGCGGCCGGCGCGTTCTACGATTATGGCCTGACGGACGATGGAAAGCTCACAGACAGCCCACTGCTGCGGGAGACGGTGCTGGTGTTCGATATCGGCGGGAAGACGACGGACGGATGCATCATGGAGAAATCGAAGTACAGTCAGGACAGCTTTACGATCCGTCAGGGGATATGGAAGGTCCACAACGAGCTTCGTAAGCTCATTGCCCGGCATTATCGTGGTTTTGTTCTGGCTCCTTCAGAAGTGGACGCGGTCATGCGGACCGGAATCCTGAATATCGGCGGGACGCAGGAAGATGTGACGCACCTGCGCACGAAGGCGCTGGAGACCCATTTCCCGGCCATCCGCGACGAGCTGTCCGTGTATGTGGACGATCTGCGGCGGTTCTCGGCCATTCTGGTTGCCGGCGGCGGTGCAGCGCTCTATACACCGTATATCCAGTCCATCACCTCTGTCCCAGTCATCCAGTTGTCGCACGCGGAATATAGCAACGCCAGCGGTTACCGGAAGTACGGCATGCTGCTTATGGGGGCGTGACGCATGGCCCGGAACTTCGTCGCCTTCCGGCCGGGGAAGAAGCACCCCGAGATCATGGAGGACTTGAGCAGATATAAGAATCAGTCCGCCCGCATCCGAGAGCTCTACCTGCTCGGTCTGGCCGTCGAGCGCGGCGAGTACGTCCGGGCATCGGAGCTTCCGAAGATCGTCGCGGTTCCTGCGACCGCTGCGCCTGCTGCGGCGCCCGCGCCGCCTCCGCTGGAGCCGGCTGTCGAATACAAGCCCCCTGAGCCGGCGGTTGAAGCGGATGACGATATCCTTCGGAACATGCTGGCAGGGTTCGAATAAAAAGAAAGGCCGCCCGAGAGGGCGGCTTTATTGCTGCTGCCTGTAGTAGGTCTGATAGTCGGCATACGCCGACGCGGATCGGGCCTGCCGGCGGCCGCTGGTGTATGACGGTGCCGGCATGGCCTTAATTTTCGCCTCGTTCCGGTCGACCAGATGCTTCTGAAGGTATTCGGACAGCGCCAGCCCGATAATATCGTCGCGGTCGACTCTGCTGCTGTCTTCCGAAAGCCCGTTCCGCATGTACACCAATGTATCCACGGCCTTAACCAAGGCGGTCGGCAGCGTGACGACGATCGAAGTGTCCCGGCGCTCGCGGAACAGGATGTCCGCAACGCGATCAAAGAACCCCACCGGCTACACCTGCCTTCCGATCCGCGCCGTTGTCATGTCGACGTTGTACGTGAAATACCCCCGGCGGGTATCCCGGGGGAACCTCTCCTGCAAGTGCCGACGAAATTCGTCGCTCGCCAGCGCCCACAGAATAGCTTCACAGTAGAGCACATTCATGGACACGTTATGCCGGAACGCCAGCGCATCCGCCTCGTTGTGTGCAACCTCGTCAATTCTAAGCGGGAATCTGTGCTTCCGGTCAATCCGCGGCCGTCTCTCCTGCCTCATCCCTCTCGCCTCCACTCGGATAATGATCCTCGATGTCATGACGCCATGACGCTATTATCCTATGGGGCAGGGGATAGGGTTATGCTTCATCTTCGGCCCTGTCGCGGTTAAAGCGCAGCCAGTCGCTGCTGATTGGCACCGCCGCATTGACGTGCTCCTTGTAGGTCCGGTGCAGTTCTTTGGCCTCACGCCAGAACTGCGTGCCGACGACGTACAGCCCGGCGCCGGAGAATACGCCAAGCATCACACCGAAGATCGTCAGCGAGATTGACGCACCGCTTAAGATTTTCACCATGTAGATGATCTGCACGGTGCCGTAAACGAAGCAGTACACCGCAAGGGCGAAGGCCCTGACCACGCTGCGCATCAGAACTCACACCGCCCGTTCCGGCAGTCCATCCCATAAACCGAGTCTTCGGAAGGCAGCGGCTGCGGCAGCGAAAGCTTTCCTGTGCTCAGCTCCGGCAGACACAGACTGAAGACCTTATCAATCTCATCCGCCTGCGGCAGCCGACTGCGGAGCATCAGATACGCGCTCTCGAACGCCACCGTAAGCTTCGTGATATCCTCCTTTAGCCGGTCGGTCGCGCAGTACGGGCAGCCTCCACGGGCCTCATTTTCGTGCTTTTCGCACGCATTCTGAACGTTTTTCATCTGAAATTACTACCTCCCAGAAGTCGCTAGTGATATTATTCGATCGGAACAATCCAGCAATGGCCGTTTTTATCGACCACCAATTCATTTTTCTCGAAGGGCTCGTCTTTCACGCCGAGGATTTCGCCGGCCCGAATCTGCATGTGGAAGTAGTGCTCGAGCATGCGCTGGTATTCGTCAATCAGCGCTTCGATCTGCTTCCGCTTGCTGCGCATGTTATGGAGCACTCGGCGCATGACAGCCGCCTCGTTCTCCGGCAGCACGCCGACGTACCGGCCCTTCGCCTGAATAAGCGCCGCCAGATCGTCCGCACCCTCCATATCAGCGCGAACGGACTCGCCCATGACCTTCCGACTGAAGAAGTCCACCACCTTGCCCACCGCGCTTACCTCCCGTACTTCTTGTACTTCCGAAGCTCTACCTGAAGCTCGGTGAGCTCGGAAGTAATCTTCAGCAGGCGTTCCTTCACGTCGTCAGGAACACGCCTCGTACCATCCAGCACCTTGCTTGCCCATGATAGCTGCCACTTCGCGTTGCTTGTATGGACCAGCGCCTGATACACGTAATCGTTAAGCTGGCCGAGAGCCTTAAACGCCTCATACCCCGGCTGGTGTGCAATATTGCTGAATGCGCTGACGCCGATGACCGTCTTGCCCGAGCACTCCGGCGCACGTCTGCCGTGGTTATTCACCCATTTCAACCTCCCACAGACAGTCCGCAGCGCTCTTGTCGTCCCGGAACCGCTCGAACTGCGGGTGGCGGAACATGCCCTTATGCGTGCGCTCCATGGCACTGATCTCGATAACCGTTTGATTTTCGACGAACTCCTGCCAGCGCTCCGTAAACAGCGCCCGTGTCTCGTCGTCCATGCCAGAGCACGTGCCGGCTTTTACGAGCTCGCCGCCTTTATACAGCCCAAACACCACCGAACCGATCCAGCCGTAATAGTGGTACCTGCTGATAGGCCGGTATCCGGCGCCGACCAGCGCATTTACGCCGCCATGCTCTGCCGGATTAAGTTCGAATTTACCGTCAACGCTTTCCCAATACGGCCATTTCCCTAGCTCGGACGGTTTGCCCTTGTGCTCGGCCTCCGGCGGCTCGACACCCATCACTACGACATCAGCGTATATCTTCCCCTTGATCCGATACCAGTGGTGTTCCGGCCGCTTTCCGGGAACGTACAGGGATGTGCGGTTCTTAAACACGAGACCTTCTTCCCGGTTAGCCTCTGCCCACTTCATCAGCGCACGCTTCCCGTTTTCCGTCTCATAGGGCACCGAGATCGTGATGTACTTCTCCCATTCCGTGCCCTGCACGTACTTTTCGAACCAATTATCCAACACATCCCGGCGTTCTTCCCATGTCGCCTCCAGATACGACGTACCATTCAAGTGCAGGATGTCGAAGATCATATAGCGGATCGGTCCGAGATGGATGTAATCCCAGAAGTCTTTGTCGAGTTTGGATACAAGCCGCCAATCTTCCGTATCGCCCGGCCGCCAGCGAAGCTTTTCGGACTGCATGAGGGCGTCAAACGCGAAGGCTACGCCGCCGTTGGAATCGTACTGCGCCCACATGACGCTCCAGTCCACTGGATCATTATTATCCAAGAACTCCCCGAATCCCTGCCGCATGCAGGCCTTCCATGGATCGCAGCCCATGATGCCGGTTACGGTGTTGCTCTTTCTGCCCGGGTAGTAAATCTCTCCATCCACGATGATCCCGCCGGGACCGAACTGGGAAAAGAACTCCGCCAGATGCGGGATGTTGTCGGTCTTCTCGACAGGCATGCCGTAGGTCTCCGGCTGCTTCTTGTTCTCCGACAGCTTCCGGCTGAAGAACCGCCCATCAATACATACGTACCGGCTGCCGTCGCGCTTCAGCTCCGCCACATAGTTGTCGTCCTTGAACAGCTTCTCCAGCTTCTCGCCGGAATTTTTTACGTTCATCGGCAGGAACGGTTCGTCCCAGCCATAGCGCTCCATCAGTTCACGCATGGATCAGACCTCCGACTCAGCTTTTCGCCATGATGCTGCCAATGCTAGCCTCGATGGCTTTCCCGAACTGCTCGCCCATCATCTGCGCCGCTTCTGCGAGCTCCATATTGGCTTTCGCAATGTTGATTCGGATTTCGCCGCCGACAAAGTCGCAAGCCTCCAAAACCGCGCTGATTTCAATCGGATTGTCGAGAGACCGGCTTGTGTAAGCAATCAGGACGCTGCCCTTTCCATCTCGAGCACTCAGCAGCTCATTTGCGTTCGTGTACGCGGTCACGCGGATTCCCGTTACCTGCTTCATCCGTAATTCCTCCCTGTGTGGAATAAGAGAGGACTTCACTTCGGAAGTCCTCCCATACATCTTACAGTCGCGTTACGCGGTTGATATGGCCGCACGTGCTGCACTTTTTCGTGTTGCCGTTGCCCAGCCGCTTGTACGTGTTCTTCGCGCCGCAGTTCGTGCAATTGATGGCCTTGTCTCCGCTTGCGTCGTCGATGTACTCCTGAGCTTCCGCCGGCGGCTGGCCGACGCCGCCAAAACCTTCGACCTTCAGCGTCCCATCATGCATGAATAGGTCTTTTGCGCCTTTCATGGCCCGCTCGGCCGCCTCCTGCATTTGCTGCGACAGCGTCGCGGCCGTCATCTGTTGCGAAGGCGTCATCTGCTGAACAGCTTCGGAAGATGCCGCTGCGACGGCCTGCTCAGCAACTTGCGGATCAATCACGAACTGCTCGTAATTCAGCGCGCCCATCTGCACCAGTTGCAGGAACGTGTCGTAGGTCAATCCCTGCGGAACTTTCCGGCTGTCGATAAGGATTTCGGCGCCGGTATCGCCGTCCGTGAAGGTCCAGATTGCTTCCGGCGGGATCGGCTCAACCGCCGGCTTCTCCCGCACGGCCAGACCGTTATGCTCCGCGTTCCAGCAGTGATCATAGTATTCGCAATATTGAACCTCACCGGACTTGTGGCCCCACGAGCACGGAAATTTCTTCGGATCGTCTGCGCACCGCGGCGGCATCAGTTGTGCAATCGCCTCCATGTCGCCGGCAGCGTCCGCCTGCTTCAGTGCTTCCGTGATCTCGTGCAGGCGAGAAAGCCGCGGCACAATGCCTTCTTGCGTATCGTCGCCCAGCATGCGCGCCCAGTTGACGCGGATACGCACAACATCCGGTCCCTGCGGCCCGTGAACATCTTCCGTGAAGTCGAGTGTCACGCCTTCGTAGAAGTCTTCCCACAGAATCTGAACCTCGACAACATCGTTGTTGTCCTTCGACTCGAAGAAGATGGACCCATACGGCGTCTTCAGCATCCACATGTAGCCCATGATCTGGTCGATGTATCCAGTCACGCCGCTTACATCCCGGTTCTCTTTGATCGCTTTGAAGCCCCACGGATTAATCGTCTTGATGTCTGCGACCATACGCAACGGCTGATAGTCGGGATTGAGTACGCCGGGCTGATCCTGCAGGAACAGGCCGATCTCGGTTGCGTAATCATCGTCGATGTCCACGACGATTTCCCATTCGTTTGCTTCCTCGTTAAAGACCGAATCCACATGCGCCTTGCCCAGCGCAAACGCGCGGAGGATGTTCAGGTCGAGCTCGCCGTCGTAGTGTCCTGCCCACTCCCACGGAAACTGCGACAGCCATTCGTCATCCCGGGACGACACACGCTGCTCTTTAGACAGCAGGACGCCCATTTCCTCCCATGCCTTTTGATACCGCTCGTGTACGTAGTCGCCATTTTCGAGCTGCCGCAAATTCTTCGCGCTCTTTTCCACCTTCGGAAGTTGGTGTGCGAAGAAAGAGTAAACGATCTTGCGGTCGCCGTTGCCCAGCTCGGAAGCCCGGAAGTACGTCTTCTCGCCGTTCGCGCCCTTCGCCGCGGTGTGCTGGTTCTTGACGTTCTCCTTATGCCTGCGCTTGGCGACCTGATACGCGTTCATGGCCGCAACTAACACGGTTTTCAGCTCCTTCATAGGTTTTTAGTACATTACCAGTTTAGGACAGTGCTGCCGCAATGTCAACAACTTTGGACAACTTTAGACAACTTTAAACAAAACAGGCGCTTTCGCGCCCGTATCGTTTAGCTGGTCAACTTGAATACGCGGTCACTTCTGGTTTGCGCGTCCTGCCGGTATTCGACCTCGTCGATGACCGTCTCCGCCTCAGCCGTCATCCGGCGCAGAACGGAAGCGATATGGTGCTCAAGCTCCTGCACATGCTCGTCGATGTTGCCAAACGTCCACGTCTCCGCGGATATCGTAAGACACAGCGTATCAGGATCGACCGTGATCCTATGGCGGATAACCGGGAAGTTCTCGCCGACAAGGCGCCGGTCGAGGCTACGCGGCCGCTTTCCGATGTTCATCAGCGGGTCTGGCACGACGCGCCGGATGACATAGCTTTTGTCCGTCACTTTCTCGACGGTGTACGCCGTAAGCTCCTTTACGATCCGCACGTCACCTTCGGAAGATGCCTGCATGCGGATGAAATAAAGCTGCTGGCTGGTAGCTGTTTCTGTCGTCATTACCCTCGCACCCCCGTATGTCCGAATCCGCCGCCGCGGGCATCCTCGTCCGAGACTTTCCCCTCACGAATCGCCAGCGGGCGGACAACCTGCTCCACAACGAGCTGCGCGATCCGGTCTCCCTTTCGAATGAGCAGTGATCCCTTTACCAATGCCTGTAAGGGATTCGCTATCTGAGCGACTTCCTCCAGCGGGACGGCTTTTCCTTCCAGATCGAACACGCGATCAGGCACGTCGTACAGTTCGATGTTGTACGGAACGCCGTTGTCGTCTGTGTCGTGGATGACGGCGTAATCGATCTGCGCATCGTTTTTAACGATTACGCCGACCTCATGCCGGTAGTTGTTGTCCACTGTGCCTAGTGCAACCACCAGCGACGTGCGGCTCGACAGGCCCGACCGCGGGCGGACCGTTACACCCCACCGGTAGCCGAGATCATGATATGGATGCTTCGGAAGATGCATTTTTACTCCGATCGGAATAATGGCCTGTTCCTGCGGAAGCAGGATAACCGACTCCGCAGCGTACACATCCATGCCCGATGCGTGCTCATCAGCGTACTTCGGAAGAACGGCGTCCTTGCGGACGCGCTCAAATACGATTTCCGGTAGAGTAGGTGCATAGTGTTTGATATCCCACACGGCTGTTTCCTCCTTATCTTTGATACCCATAGCATACACAGGCACTATACCAGAATTCTAGGGCTTCTGAGTTCGTGCTGAGGACAGCAACTTTATCTCCAAATGTCGCTGCCAAAATAGGCAGTATCCAATGGCCGCGGCATCCCATACATGGTCCGGGAAACCTCTCAGACGTTCCGCGCCGGCAATGTTGTGCGATACGAAATGCTGAACCTGCCGTTTCGTCGCCTGTCCGGCATGCATGATGATCCGCTTCCACTCCGCGTTTTTGTATATGTAAACGGGTACGCCCAGCGTTCGTCCAGTGATTCGCAGGTTTTCTACCAACCACGCCATGTCCTTGTAGGTCTTGCCGACGCGCCGGCCCTGCTCTGTGAAGTCCTCCACAGACACCATCTGAACGCCGGAAATCCTTATCAGGTCGGCGTACTGGTCCGCCAGCGAGTCAATGCGGTCGCGCACCGTAAGCCCGCTGGCCTTCGTTGTCTGCCAGACGCCGAACGATCCGAGCGACGCTTTTCCGGTATGGGTGTCGCCCTGAATAATCGCGTACCCGGTGTTCGCGGTCCCGGGATCAATACCGAGAATCGTCAGCATACACTCACCCCTTCCGAATGCGGAGAAGCCTTGCGGTAAGCTGGTTGAACCATTCCTCGTCGAAGGTCTCCAGCGCCAGATCAATCATGCTGCGCAAGTAGGCTTCATCCGAATTCGGATTGATGTTCAGAAGCGGGCGGATTTCGTTGACATGTGCCCATTCTAGCTCATCGACCTCGCCGCAGCAGCTTCGGATAACCCGGATCAGAAGCTGCCGCTTGACGCGGTCGATTTCCTCAACATACCCCATGACCGTATGCCGCGAAAGCGTAACGCCCTCCACCCAGTCGCCCTCCTGATAGAGGGCGATCCGGGCGGTCGCAGCGCTGCCGGTCGAGTCGGAATAGAAATACATGTCGACCACCCCTAGCTCTCGAAGTGGTAAAAGTCTTCTTCCGGTGATTCATGGATCATGACCGTACACATCGGAAGCTTGAAGTACCGCACGATCGGCGCGTGTGCAGACACCATCGACGCAACCTCCGGCCGTTGGTAGAACCCTTCGATGCGCGACAGGCGCGTCAGAATGTCCGGGTTAATTATAAGGTACTTCGGAAGTTTATCCGTCCACTGCGTAAACGCCTCCGCGTGCGCGATCATCGGCAGGAAAAACGCATCCAGTTCCTGTTTATTATTGCTCACAGACCACTGCCCCTTCCGCGCGCATCCGTGCCAGCAGCGCCGCTGCGTCTGACCGGCTGAGCCGGCCTTTGATAAGCTGCTCAGGGCCCGTCCAGCGGTAGCCCCATTCAGCCATCCACTGACTCAACGGCTTGTCGTCGATCATCTGATTGTCCATATCGTAGTCCTCCTTCCTGCCTTCAGCATACCGCTAAACGGTGCCCTGTGCTATTACGATCTTCCGAAGATCGTAAGTTATTGCGCGCCAGCCGAGCCGTCACGCAATCTTGATTCCGGCAAGCTTATACAAATGCTCGTAGGGCGCGATCATGTCGTAGGTTACGTCGGTCGCTTCCTTCTTCTCCTTCTTCGGTTTCACGAACGGCGTTCCGTCCGGTTCGAATTGCAGGTCCAGCGCTGTATCCCACGTCGCGCCGACCGCAGCATCTGCCGTAATCGGCATGATATCCGAGAATCCGTCAATCGGCCGTTCCATGACCTCTTTCATGAACACCGCAGCTTCGACCGCATGTTCAACCGGCGCCTGCCCCTGAAGCTCGTCGTGAATCTGCATGTGCATGGAGAGCGCCGGGCAGCGATCTTGTTCCTTCCGAAGGTTGACCATAGCAAGCGCCATGATGTCAGCCGCGCTGCCCTGAATCGGCGTGTTCATGCAGATGTTCTCCGCCTTCTGCCGCACCCACTTGTTCGGGTCATTGATGTGCGGCACCGGCCGACGGTGGCCGAACATCGTCGTGACGTAGCCGTTCTTGCGAGCAAAGGCGATCTGCTCGTTTGCGTATTCCCGAACGCCCGGATACGTGCGCATATAGTCCTCGATGAACTGCTTCGCCTGTTCGACCGTCATACCCATTTTCGGGTCGGAGGACAGCCCGTACTCCGTCATGCCGTAGACCAAACCGAAGTTGACCTTCTTCGCCCGGTACCGGAACGGTTTGTACCGCTCTTTGACCTGCTCGACTTCGCAGTCCAGCTTGAATACGTCCTTCGCAACCTTACTATGCAGGTCGCCGCCGTTTGCCAACGTTTCAATCATGGTGCGCTCGTTGGCGAACCATGCCAGCACTTTCAGCTCGATCTGGCTGTAATCGGCGCTGATATAGAACACATGACCGGAGAGGCGGTTGCCGATGATGAAGTGCCATGTTTTTGCCGTCCACGGATTGAGCTTATCCGGCGTTACGATCATCGGTTCCGAAGTCGACGGCGTCTTGTCCGGCAGCAGGATGCGCTTTTCCGGCACGTGCAGCTCGCCGGTCGGCGGCAGATGCGGCGCCACGAAGACGCTTCGGATGCCCATCGGGTCATTATCCGGCCTCGGGATGTTCTGAAGGTTCGGTTTGCTGGAGGACAGCCGCCACGTTGACACGAGCTTCAGGTTCGTGTGGATGCGGTCGGTATCCACCCGGCAGAACGGCAGCAGGCCTTCCACGTAAGTCGAGTACATCTTGTGGTACTTCGCGCGCTCCTTCAGAAGCTCCATGAACCGGCTGTCGCCCTCGTACTCCTTGATGAAGCGGTCGATTGTCTCACCATCTGTCGTCGGAAGCCCGGTCGACTTCGATCGGTCAACGCCGTCCGTGGGGAACTTCAAGATGTGATAGAACAGCCACTGCTTGTGTTGTGTGCTTCCCCAGTTAAACGGCTTCGGAGACTTGATCTCCAGAAACACGTCCTGCTTGTCGCGGCTGCCGGAGACGCGTCCCCTGCCCATCGGGTACTTGCCAGCCGGTACTTCAATCGTTTCCCATCCGGTTTCCGGGGCGGTTACCCGTTTTGCGTCCGGCACAAGCGCCATCAGTTCAAGCTGAAGCAAACGCTCCAGTCCTAGCTGCGCTTCTTCCGTATCCGCGTCCGGGTCTCCGTACAAGGCCTTCTGCGCAACGTCGCCGAGCGCAAGCAGCTTGTCGCGGCTGATATGCCAGCCCGCCAGCTCGTATTCGGCCAGAACCATCATCCGCATTACGTCGAGCTCATAGAGCGTGTCCATGACACCGGCGGCCTCGCAGATCGGCAGATAGTACTGGAACACGCCCAATGCCCAGTCTGAGTCCGATGCGGCATAGTCGATGGTATGCTTATCAACCGGCAGCTCGTTGAATGTGCGGCTGCGGCTCATCTTCTTCGTCTTTGGTTGGCCCTTCTTCTCCCCGGACTTATAAAACTCACCCGGGATCGGTTCCTCCCACTCGATGCGGCCGACGGTCTCCTTGAAGCTCTTGATATCGTCGACGTGGATGAGTCCATGAACCATACCGTTCTCGTCGGCCAGAATCGTCTTTACCGTAGGTTTCAAACCGACAACGACTTCCCACGATCCGTCAAACAGATGCACCGTCTCCGGCAGCGCGACGGACTTGACCATCAGCATCGTATCCATGCACTTCCGAAGCTGCGCCTTGTGGAAGAAGTCGATGCCGACAAGCAAGCTCCACTGATACTCCGCTTTGATGTTGTGCGCGATTATGTAAACGTCCGGGTGCTCCAAAAGCGGCTTCAGGAAATTATCGACAAGCCACTGCTTATCCCAGTTGGCGCCGTAGTTGTCGTGCGCAATCGGTAGGTACACTGCGAATCCGGTTCGGAATGTGCAGGACACGCCGACCAGCACGTGGTCCTGCGGGTCTGTCGTCTCGTCATCCGGGTCGCCGTCCGTCTCGTAGTCGAAGGCCATGATCTTGTGCTGAAGAATCTGCTCCTTCAACCAGTTCAGCTTGTCGACATCGTGCTTTCCGAATGCAACGTACCCGTGCGGGTTTTCCATGTCGAAGTTGGCCGGCGCGCCGACTGCAGCCTCTCGCTGAGCCTGCGTCATCTTCGGAAGATGGGGAACCGCAGGTGCATGCGGACGGGCTACGGGTGCTGCGTGTACAGGCGCTGTGTTCACGGGCTGCTGAGGCGCCTGCTGCGTCATCTGAGGCGCGGGCGGTCGCGGAGGCGTCGGTACTACCCTTGCCGGCATCTGAGGCCGTGGAGGCACCGCTGTGGCCGTCTGAGCCGGCTGTGGTGGTGCTGCCGTCTGTGGTGGCGCTGCCGTCTGTGGTGGCGCTGCCGGTCGCTCGACCTTAACAGGCGTGAATTTCCGCGCCGGCTCGATTCCTTCGCCGGTCAGCAGGCTCGACTTCCTTCCAGCCTTCTGCTCGGCAATCTTTTGCTTCAGCTTTTCCAGACTCAATCGTACCAGCTCCTTATTTCGGGTAAGCTCCAGCAATACATCACCGTGGCAGTCATACGGCTTACAAAAGCATCCGAGGCGTTTCCCATCCAGTTCGCCGTCGAGGATGTCCTGCAGCAGGGTTGGCTGCGTCAAAACCCATTCCCGGTAGCGTTCAATCGCCTCTTTCCGGGTCTTGACGACGTGCTTCGCCAGCGTGCCGCTCTTGTGGGAGAACGGATTTCCCCATTTGCTGCCGCGGCCGATGTAAACGTCATACTCACTTCCGAAATGCCTAATGTTTACGACGGTCATGCTGCTGCGTCACACTCCACATACACGGTCAAGATGACGTTCGAACAGCACATAAAGTCTATGCGTGGCGAGATAGTACTTCTTCGACTCACGTCGGACGAAGCCGTTCTGGCGAAGGATGCGCAGCCGGCGCAGGATCGGCTTATCGGAGCACTCCAGTGCCTCATAGATTTCCTCCGCCGTGCAAATTTTCCGCTCGCACAACAAGGTGATGAGCTTCCGGGTCAGCTCCCGGCTGTCCGCTTTCGCCGTCGGATGCAGGACAGCCTTGATGAACAGCAGATCATTGATGCTCGGATCGCTGAATTCTTTGACTTGACTGCCCCGGGCCCGGGCGGCAGCGGTCTTCGCCTCGTATTTCGCCAAAATGTCCGCCGCTTCCGGTCGCATAGATGCTCACCCTCCTTTCATGCGTTCAGGAATTCAATGAACTTCGGAAGCTTCCGAAGACCGTCGCGCGTCCGCGTAATCATGCTATGCTTCGTCAGGATGGACAGCCTCGAGTTAACCTGCCCACGCTCGTACCCCAGCATGTCGATGATCTCGACAGGCTTCAGGATTTCGTTCTTTCGGAACAAGTCGAGTATTTCCGCCGACACCGGCGCGCTGTCTGCAAAGTCGAGATCGTTCAGGGCCTTGTCGACGATAGCACGCTCTTCCGGCGTCAACTCCGTTTCCTCCTTCGACTTCGCCGCGTAAACGTCCAGCCGCGCATTCTTGTTGTCGTACACTACCTGCACGAAGTCGGAAACGTACTCGACGTGCTCCGGCAGCACGATGACCTTCTCGTGTTCTTCGTCCGTCGAATGGACCAGCGCCGCCAGCGCGATCGACATCCGAGCAAGCTTCTTCCGAAGATCGGAAGGCTCCATAAGCGGAATGTCCTGTGCGTAGCCGTACTTGTCGCCCAGCACATCGGCCAGTTGCAGGATACGCTTCATAGCTGCCGGCGTGATCTCGATCTGCTCCGGCCGCCGGCTCCACGCCCACAGGACACTGTTTCGCAGCACTTCGGACGTGATAAGCTGCCGGCGCGTTGCCGAGTGCTCCGCGTTCAGTACCGACTTCGGAACATCCCCGGATTGGAGGAATACCGCGAGATCAAGGCGCCGTATGTCGGCCGGCGACGCAAACAGCGGCTTCAAGCTTTCGACGCCGTGCGTGAAGCTTGCCAGCGTCCGGGCGTTGGCCGGGTTGGTCAGCAGAATCAGGCGGACGCGGGCATTCGTCTCCGTATCGATGCCGGCCCGGGTCAGCTTCAGCACGCCTGTCGTGCGCGCTTCCGTGATCTTCCCGAAGTCCTCCGGGTTGAGCTCGGAGAACTCGTCGATTGCAATCAGCTTCCGGTCCGACAGCGGATAGCTTCCCCACTTGATGAACCAGCGCTCGTTGATCTGCTCCAGCATGTAGACCAGACCCGTCCGACTTGATCCCTCGCCGGAAGTCAGGTTACCCAAACCGCAGAACTCCATGATGCTGCTGACGAGCTGCGTTTTGGCCTGCCCGGAGTCCCCGACGAAAATCGTCTCCATCCATCCGCGTTTTTCGAGCTGATCCTGAAAGTAGTAATGCAAGCAGGAATGATACGTCATGAGTACGGCCAGATGCGGCTCGAAACGCTCGCGGACGAGCGTAACGTTCTCCACAAGATCGCTTATGATAAGCGATATGCGGTCGTCCAGCGTTTCCCCGGGCGCCACTTTGAACACTTCGAAGCCGCGGATGACTTCTTCCGTCAGCCGGAACTGCGACACGCTGTCGGCCTTCGGAATGTGCTTCTGCGTCAGAATCGTCGCCATAGCGTTCCGCGGATGGCTGTAAACGAAGCCCTCGATCGTGTAGTGCTGGTTGGCGGACGGAATCTGGTCCGGCTTGCCAACAGCGTAAATCTTCCGGCTGACGTACTCGTAGCCGGATTCGTCAACGGATGTGACCTGCTCCTGCCCGCTATCGTCGACGTTGCGGACGGTCATCACCCGATCAGCCATCGGCACGACGAGCATTTCCGTTACGTTCTCCGTCTCCAGTACGTCCGACTGCACTTTCTTGCAGCTTGCGCGTGAGTAGTGGAACAGGATGTTCTTGATACGCTCGTCGCTCTGGTTTGTGGCCTCGATAAGGAAGCGTTCGTTCTCGTGGAACTCGCGCTCCATCAAACCGGCGTAGTCGTGCATGATGCAGTCCTTCTCGCAGAAAGGCTCATGCGCGCACACAAACCGGACCTTCTTCGGAACAATATACGGCGTATCCATCTTGCCCGAAACCAGCGCATCGAAGGAGACCTTCTTGCCGGTGTACTGGGCGTCCGCCGTTTTGGCAAGGTGCATGTGCTCCGCCGGGATGTTGTCGATGGTGTGGTCCTCGTGCGCAGGGCACGCACGCCCCGCGCATGGAACCGCCTCGTAATCCCGGCCCTTCCGCTCGCCGTGCAGGCTGCGAATGAAGGCACAACCGAAGTGGTAGGTGTCATTCGTGTACACGGTCTTGATGCAGGAGATCGTCGACGCCCGAACTTCGGAAGGTGTCGAGCTGGTCATGGATTTCGGAATCTTCTCTGCCCACTTCGTCAGGATATTGATCGTTTCCTCCATGGGCGTGCCGATGTCCTTGTAGTAAGACGCCAGTGCCATCGTCGCCTTGTTCCGGTCGCCGGCCTTCAGGATGCCGCGGTCCAGAATGAATTGCACACATACCGGAACGCCTTCCATTTGCGACAGCACTTCATCCTTCAGAACCGGCCGCTCAGCGTGAAGCTGCGTTGATTCCTGATAGGCCTCCCACTGCTGCAGGTACCATTCCCGGGCGAGTTCATTCGGCGAATACTCAAGGCTCGCCGGATCGTAAAGCTCCATTCGCGGCGCCCGGGCAAGATTATTGATGACATGCCACAGATCACCCATCAGCTCATGATGATAAAGCTCCACTTTGAACCGGCCGCTCTTATGGTGCATGGAGTTAATCATTCGAAGCATGCGGCCGTGTCCGTATATCGAAGACGTATCCAGCGAGCGAAGGTCAAGCTGGCTTTCAAGATACGTCGCAATGTACTTGAAGACGCGGTGCAGGTTTTTATCCGGCTGGATGCCGAGCACAACCGGATTGACCAGAATGTGAAAGCCCTTCGACCCGGAGAAGTACACGCGGATTTCGTCTTCCGTGAGACCGAATCGCTCCCTGAAGAAGTGGATGAGCTTCACGGCGTCCTTCCGAGCTTCCTCGAGATTTTTGATCCAGACAAAGTCCCGAAGCTCAGCGGTTTCGTCGACGATGGCATTGATGCGTTTGCACACGTCGTCCGGCAGCGGGATGCCGATTGCAAAGTTGTTTAGGTGCGCCTCTAAATCCGTGCCTTGGTAGTATTGGATGATCTCTGCCGGGTGCACGGAGCCTTCCTCAAGCAACCCCAGTTTGTGGGGCGTCTTGTCGGTATCCTTCGCAAGGAGGCGCGAGCTGTCTATGTCAAAGAACAGCGGCGCGTACATGAATTCGCCGCCGCCCTCTTGTCTCGTTTTCAGGCGATAGAGTTGGACGGTGGAGAACACGTTATAGTTCTGCCACTGGTTGCGGAATTCTTCGAGCTTATCAATGGGCAGGCGCACCCATTTCGTGCGCTTCCCGCTCTGAGGATTGATGTGGAAACAGTCAACATAGCGGAATTCGTCAAGATTGAACTGCTGGTCTTTTCCCCGACCCATGTTATTAAGTTCCTCCCCATGCTGTAGTCCTTGCCAATCGGTCCGGGATACGCCTGCCGGCAGCGAGGGAAGCTCATCTTCCTAAGCATAGGCGGTCGCATTTGCGATACGTTCTGCTCACGCGCCGTTGTGGCAGGCTGTCTCAAACCGTATTATGCAGGCCACTTTCGATTTTTGCCGATAATAGAACCCCTGCGAAGGTGATGCAGGGGTTCTATTACCTTCGGAAGATCGAATACAATCACGCAACTAGTTCGCAGACTTGATTCCGAGCGGTTCGCCCGTCTCCAGCGAGAACGCTTCGAAGTCCACCCGGCTGTAGCGCTCCGACGAATTCGGCCGATTGTGGCGGCTGATCGTCATGCGCGTCCACACTTGACCTACGCCGAGGCCGGCTTTCGCCAGATTCTTCACGTAGTTGATGAACTGGATCGAGCTCGTCGTCGACAGCGACATGGTGTACTCGACCGGCTCTCCGTCCTCGCCTTGCTCGTACCACCGAATTTCGAACTTAAGTTTGTAGCGATCGTCGATCTTCTCATCCGAGTTATGGTAGACCTTCGCGCTCGGATTGGACTCGTCTACCCATTGGTAGAACCGCTTGCCGTAGTGCACGCAGATGTCTAGATAGTCCGCGCGGCGGTTGGAGGACTTGTAAAGGAATTGCGAGCCGTCAACCGTGACATAGTTGCCGACCTGACCGATCCCTTCAACGTTGTCCAGAATGCCTTCGTTCAATGCCGCAACCGATGCGCCTCCAGATACGACCGGAACTCCCGATGCGGCCGGAACAACCGGTGCTGCGGCTTGCGGTGCGGGTGCGGCCTGTGCGGCCGGTGCTGCGGCTTGCGGTGCGGGTGCAGCTTGCTGAGCGGGTGCGGCCTGTGCGGCCGGTGCTGCGGCTTGCGTCGCAGCTTCGGAAGATGGAGCTGCGGCTTGTTGTACAGGTGCTGCAACTTCGGAAGATGGAGTTGCGACCTGTTGTACAGGCGCGGCAACTTCGGAAGATGCCGCTGCTTGTTGTGCAGCAAATTGCGGTGCTGCAGTTGCAGGTACCCCCTGCATGGTCGGTGCGGTGCCTCCAGTACGTACTGCTCTCAGGGCCATTTGGGCTTCCTCCTTCGGAAGACAGGATGATTTTGCTGTGTTTCGGACAGGCTGCCTTGCACTATGTACCATCCGATCAACAGCGGCGGTTCAGTCCGCCTTAAGGCACCCAAACGATGATCGGCCTCGGCTTAAGCGGCCAATGCACTTCAGATAACGGCTCACACGGTAAGGAAGGAGATGGTGGACTCCATGCGGATGTTTGGGTGCCTAAAGCCGGGCTGAACCTTCCGGCTCAGCCTATTCGCTGAAGTACGTCGCTACGACGCGGTCCAGCTCTGCCTGAGAAAACCTTCGTGTCTTGTGCTTTCCGTTCGGATTCGAATTAACGTACTTTACGTCAAAATCCCTGAGTATGCGGTAAAAGGTCCCGCGGCTCCTACAGGGTATCCCCTTTTTGACGAGATAGTCCATGGCCTGTTGCATGGTGAAGCGTTCTTCTTCCGATACGGTAGCAGACGGCGTTCCCGGCGCTGGTGTCATGATCTCGGTTGTACTCACGGGTGCTCCGCTCCTTTCTCGGTTATCTGCCATGCTTGACACCCATGATAAACCAAAAATGAACATCTGTCAACAACTTTGAACAAATTACGACGAGTTAGCGATCCCACCGCGCCTGCGGCCGGAACATCGTCCGGTCCTTCAGCTCTGGGACAGTCATTCCCGGGTGCACGCGCTCGCTTTCCATGCTGGCCGGCCAGAACGTAGGTGCCTCGACCACACGCCGCCGCACGTCATCTTTAGCCCGGTCAACCATATCCCAGTAGTCTCCGGTGTGCGGAACTTCCACAAACACCCGGATGCTGAGCTCGACGACGGCCTTCCGTCCGTCCGTCTCCGGCGCCCGGTATTCTGCGTGTATGGCCTCTCCTTGTGATTCGTCCTGCGGGTCTTCCGCCTTCTGCCGCGGCGTAAACCCCGGCGGCGGGCGGTACCCGCCGGCCTTCGGCGGTGGTTGTCGCATGGTAACCCTCCCTGTAAAGTTCCAACTCACAAGAGCTCCATGAGATCATCCGGCGTAATCAGCCGCATAAATGCAGCCTCATCCTCGTCGACCATGGCCTTAAACAGCTCGCGCTTGCGCTCCAGCAGCGCCTGCTTCTTTTCCTCGTAGCTGTCTTTGGTCGTCAGCGTAATCGCCGTCAGGCCGGTCGTGTTCCCGCTGCGGTGTCCGCGGGACAGGAACTGCTCCATCTTCTGCGGATTGAATAGCTGGTCGTAACAGATCGCATAGCTGGCCTTATACAGGTCGAGCCCGTAATTGCCGGCCGTCGTCATGATGACGCAGCGCATACGTCCGGCCTGAAACGCCTCGCGGACATTCTCGATCTGCCGCGCCGTCATCCCGCCGCGAACGTAACCTACTTCGGAAGGTTTAAGTATCTGCTTACCACTCTGCGGCGTCGTCAGGAACCGGTAAAGGATGTCGGTCATTTCGGCGTACTGACTGAAAATCAGGAATTGGTTACGCTTCGGATCGATGTCCGAGATGATACCGACCAACTCCCGCAGCTTTCCGCTGTCTTCCGGCAGCGTATCGTCCTCCATAACCTTCCGAAGAAGGGCCGGCGAGTCAAGCACTTGCTGGAGCCGAGTAAGCTGAACAATCACGTCCATGTAGGTAAATGACCCATCTTTGACGTTGACCAGAATGCCTTCTTTGATCTGGTCGTACAGCTTCTTCTGCACATCCGTCATGCTGACGGAGTAGTCGACGCGCTCGAGCGGCGGAAGCTCCGGCAACACTTCCTGTTTGGTGAAGCGGATCATAATCGGTGATATCTTATCCCGCAGTTCCTGAAGCATCTGCGGCTTCGGCGCAATCGGCGTGCCGTAGTCGTCGCATTCGACATAACGGGACAGGAAATCGTAGTACGTCCCGAGGATGCCCGGCCGGCTGAAGTCGACCAGCGAATAGAGCTCGACGATGTTGTTCTCCAGCGGTGTGCCGGTTCCGAGCACTTTCCGACCTGCCGGCTTCAAGTGCGCCAGCAGCTTCTTCGTCGTGTCGGACTTCGGATTTTTGATGCGGTGCGCCTCATCCAGAAAGACCGCCCAGCGATCCGTTATCGGCGGCAGAATCGACGGAACTCGAACCCTTCGGAACAGGGAGTACACGCCCTTATGCTTCCGAATCGTATATTCTTTAGGGTTATTGACGATCTTCGGAAGCAGTTCACTCTGCGCTTTCTTGATGCCCGTCTTATGGTCCGGCTTCCGACCCTCCAAAACATTGAAGTGCTCGATAAGGTTTTGGTAAATCTTCTGGTTCACTTCCAGAAGCGGCTGCTCGAACACATAGGTGTCGTGCTCGGAATCATGCAGGAACAGCTCATAGTTCATGATGAGGACACGACTTCCGAACATCCACTGCTGGTACTGGACCTCCCGCAGCGCCCGACCTTCCAAACGCTCACGTTTACCGTTATCCCATTCGACGATCGCGCTGGCGTCTCCGTCGATGACGGTAAATGGGATGTTTGTAAACTTCTGAATCTCCTTTGCCCATGTCGCGTACTTAAGCGGAGACGGACATACAACGAGGGCGTAATCGATGATACCTTTATGCATCAGGGACAGAAAATATGCCAGCATCGTAACCGACTTCCCGAGGCCCATATCGAGGCCCAACACGGCGCCCTCGCCCGGGCCGAGCAGGTGCAGGAAGTCGAAGCTGAGCTGTTGGTAATTCCGAAGCGTTGCATTAAGGCCGGGAACCGGCTTCGGAGCGACGCTTCGGAAGTCCTTACCCTTAAGCTCCAGCGCCGCCTGAAGCCTCGAGCTGGTGCTGGCGTGCGCATTCTTTACGCTGCTGTCCACGTGCAGCGAGGGGAAGATGCGCAACGCGTCCTGCACGGACTCGATCGGAATATACCATACCTTCGCGGTTTTATTCCATCGTGCGCCCGGGATGACTTTGATGATGTCCTTGTATGGATAAGTATTGCCGGCAAAATAGACGAACCGTGGGTTATCCATAAGCTTCAACATCACTGCCGACACGTCATCATCCCCCTTACTCCTTGCATGGATATTGTACCATATCGGACAAAAAACAACAAACGTGAACGTCTTTAGACAAAAATAAAAGCCGAGGGCCTGAACCCTCGGCCATGTTTCGAAGTTATCCGAGACCTCCGAACCCGCCGCCGAGCGACGGTCCCATAACCTCTCCGTACTGCGACGCCAGTATTTCTTCGTCATCCGGCCTAAATCCGATGACCTCGCAGCGGTAGACGTAGGTCCGGTTAATCACGTCGTAAAAATTGCGCTCGCTCACGCCTTCAGGTGTAATCTCCAGCACATTCGTCAGCACGAACTCTGTCGGCGTCTCCTTCTGAAGCTTGCCTATGATGACATCCGGCATTCGGCAAGAATCCGTCTGCCGGGCCATGTGCAGCCGCACCCACGGTTTGCTGTTCTCTGCGCCCTGTTTGGTCGTCACCATCCCCGGTTTAGGCTGTCCCATGTTCTGCTTGCTCTGATCTTGCATAGTCCTCTCTCCCTTCAGTAATGACCGGTGATCTGCCGACAAGCGTCAGTACCCACTCCAGAAAATCCGGGTCACCCTGCTGAAGCCCATACTCCTTCTGAACCTCAAGCATCGTCTCCGTGTATCTGGTGCGGTCGACCGAAAGCCGTCTCGGATCGGCCGGAACCTCGCCAAACAGGCGCTGCATGAAGTCGTTGAATGCTTCCGTGATCCGATCTCGCATGGTAATCATACCTCTTTCTTCCACAAGCCGTTCGCGCCGCGGACGTAGTAATCCTTCGTCGAAATGCCGCAGCCGATGCACTTATGGCTCCCCAGATAGGAGAAATGCTCGAATACCGACCAATCAGCGCAGTAGCAGCACCAGTACACGTTCTTCCCGACCGGGCGCTTGCCCTGCGGCGGATGCTCGCGCTGCATCTGCTTCGGAAGTTCCTCCGGCATGAGGACCGTGATGAACAACGTGTCGTCGCCGACCTGTTTGTTCAGGCGCCGCCACAAAGCGTGGCGTTCTTCCAGCGGAAGCGCGCGCAGTTTGAGCATGGTAATCTGCCCATCAGCCCGCGGCGGTTCGTCGACTGCCGGCGGCTGGCGGTATTCCTCCGACTTCGGAACTTCTCGATCTGCCAGCGGCGGCACATCCTCGATCTTCGGAGGCTCCGGTGCGGGCGCCTGCTGCACAGACGGGGCCGGAGGCTTAACCGCCGCCGGCGGGCGCGGTGCTGCCTTAACGGCGGCCGAAACGGTCGAAGCGATCGAGTCGGACGGGCGGCTGATAGTCGGCGGTGGAGTCGCCACCATAGACGGTGGTGGCGCAATACTCGGTCTTTTCAGTACGGTCATCTTTGTCCCCTCCCACGATTGTGACCTGTGTTATGTGTATTGGCGGCATACCCTGCTGCGTTCCATGCATCACGCGCGGCGGCTCGATACGGGATCGCTGGCTATTTCGTGCGAACATCATGGATATGCCCCGGAAAAACTCGAACCCGAAAAAGGCGGCGAGCAGTCCGAGAATTGCGAGCCTCATAGGTTAAGAGCCTCCCTGAAGCCGTGCAGGACCTCCCGAAATTCGTGGATCGCATTGCGAGCCTGCGTGCGTTGGTAGATGGTGCTGGCGGCCGTCTCGTATGCGCCCACGGACACGTTGCGCGTCTCATCCGTCACCATATCCCACTCCATGATAAGACTGCCGCGGTAGTAGAACTTGAATGTCATGTCGGCGTAGGCGACGCGGACATTGCGCCGCGTCGACTCGCCCTTCAGGTAAGCTTCCTGCATCATACGAGCGCGCACTTTCCGAAAGTTGGCGTGCTCGACAGTGCTGAGTGCATTTTTCAACCATTCCATAGGATATCACCCTCCCCAGAATCCTACAATCACGGCATGACATACGTGCCGGTCCTGAAGTCGATCTGATACTTCTTGATCCGGCCCATGAGCGTCGACTGCGCCATTCCCAGACGCGCGGCAACCTTCCGGGTCGATCCTTCCTCCCGGTACAGGTCGATGATGTCCTGCGGATTGTCCGCGGAGTACTCACGAACCGCAACCGGCTCCGCGGCCGCCGACGTTTCGCTCTCTGCCTGCTCGAGCTCCTGTGTAGCTTCAGACGCCGCATTCACCGAGGTCTCATCCTCCGCTCCCTTCTGGACGGCGCCCGGGTGGCTGCCGCTGAACGCTACCCAGTACCGGTAGCCTTGTGCATACGCGTTGTGGAACTTCTGATAAACGCCCGTTTCAAACGGCCCCTCGAGCGCTGCGACGAACATATCCTTTTCTTCCCGCGACGCGAAGCACTCGAACTGCTCGTATTGCTTCAGCATCATATCCTTGACGGCGTCCTGTCCCTTACGCTCCACGTGCGACATCTTGATTTCGATGACCTTGCCGCGGGTCATGGCCTTCGGAACTTCGATAAACCGGTTCTTGCAGATGTTGCAGGTCGCGTTAATCGGACGCGTGCTCCAGATCGTGACCGGATACCCATTCGACGCCACGCAGCCGCACGTAAATTTCCGGTTGTAACTCTTGGCCTCCGGCATGCGGGCCGGGTTACCGTAGCACTTCGCGCCTTTCGCCGGGATTCCGACGCAGGCGGCCATGTCCCGGAAGTCCTTATTGTGCCACTCCTTCGGCCGGCGCTTCTGAAGCACTTCAACATAACCAATGTTGCCGTCGTCGTCCCGCTGGAGGATGGTCACCATCCGTGTCGGCTCTTCACCGCGCGGCGCGTACAGCACTTCGTCCTGCCATTGGTGGATCATTTCGTGCTTAAGCGTCTCCAGAATACGTTCCATGTTATCGTCCTCGAGCTGAAGCGCAATGAAATTCTCATTGAACCGGATGTGGTTCTTCAGACCGCTTGCGTCCTCCGGCTGGTAGTTGCCGAGCGTACGGTTCGACATCTTCTCGATCGTTATGACCGGCACGGAGAGCTGGCCGGCGAAGTACTTCTTGTTATATTCTGCATGCTTCTCATACAGTTCCGCAATGACCGCGCTCTTCTCCGTCAACAGGCGCTTCAGCGCCTGCTTCGCAACCTCTTGTGTAGCAGGGATGAATTCTTCATCATCGGCACCCTTAAATTCGATATCGCCATCATCGATAGCCTTCTGGAGGCGGCTGATAAAGCCCTGCTTCCAGTCAACCGACCCGCGGGGGTGTTTCTCCGCCCGGGCCAGTTCCTTCTCGACGTAGGCGCGGACGGCAGATTCCCCGCCTTCCGGGATATCCAGCACCTTTACCAGATCATCTACCGTCCATTTCCCCTGCATCATGTCATGGTTCATCGTCGCGTTCATTCTTACCAGCTCCTTATTTTCATAAATTTCCGCTTCGGAAGTGTAAATTATGTTCGTTTCCATTGTACAACTTTGAACAACTTTTGACAAGTTCGGCCTGTTTTCCTGTTCTCTATTGCGAATTCAGTACGAGTTGGTACGTAATTCGACTATGTCTACCCTTTCGTTTTTACTCGCTAAAATTTTTGGTTCGCGTTCTGATAGCGCGGTACAAAAATTTTAGCGAGTAGGCTTCTGAGGGCGTGCATCCTCGAATTCCGTATGAGTTGGTACTGAATTCTCAATTAAGAACAAATTCATTCGCTTTTGTGAACACCATATTTTGGTATTGGAAATGAAAGTAAGCCTAGGCTGGTGATCGGTTTAACCCATCCGTTCACCAGCCCAACCATAATCAGGATTATCCGAGAACGGCGAGCGCTTTGCCGCGGGCAAGCACCGTCTGCTTGATGTTGTTATACTCGTCGTGGTCCTTAATTGTGGCGCGAAGCCGCAGTCTGTCGCCGGGTTTGAAGGTTTGTTCGTCGTTCTCCGTAACGAACATCATGATCGTCGACGTCTTCCAGACCAGCACATTGCCGGCGTCATCTTCGAAAACGTAGATGTGCATATCGCCGTAGTCCGTGCACACCGTGCGCGTCTTCATAAGAGTAAGATCAAGTTCCACCCGATCGCCCACCTTACCGACGTGCTGGCTCTGTTTGTAGCGCCGTTGTTCCGCCCGGCGCGCGACTTCCCGCTCTTGCGTGCGCTTGTAAGCGCCCACGGCGGATATCACTGTGTAGACATCGCGGGGCTTAACACCGGGCAATGCGAACATCACCGTCAAGTTGTACTCATAGATGGTCATGTCGTCGACGCTTTTACCTCCGAAGTTACCTTTTACCCACGCCATGATGTCGGCGGCCATCTGCTCCGCCGCTTTCGTGATGGTCAGGCGCGGCTTGTCGCGCTCAAATGACGGGTCCATATGCCTGTGCAGGAACTTCAAGGCTTTGGCGGCAGTGCTGTCGACGTCCTTATTGCCGCGAGCTTCAGCGATGCTTACAAAATAACCGTCGTCGATCGCCACCTGTGCGGCGAACGTCAGCAGGCATTCAACGTCCAGCAGGTACTTGTCCCGTCCCGAAGTTTCGCTGCGGTCGCGCAGCGACTTCAGAAATTCTTCGAAACTTCTGAATGTCGAGAAGAACGCGGTAACCGCCTCCGGACTTCCGTGACCATTAAGGAAGTCTTTCAAGCAAGAACGGCCAACCTGCTTGACCTTGCGGCTTTTCGTGTTACGTACGATGTAGGTCTCATTGCGAGCTCTCCGGGTCTTGCAGTGGTCGCACATCGGTCGAGCATCCCGCAGTGCGGCCGGAGCCTCGTATTTTGACCCCGGAACAACGGCGATGATGTTCCCTTCCGGCGTGTGTCGGATGGTGCCGATGAATTCCCACCCGTCGAGCGTAGGCGCGTCGCCCATCGGCCGTACGCGTATGAACTCGTATACGCGGCCGCGGTCCTTCTTGACGACTTCACCGTCCTGCTCGATCCTGATTGTCGGAAGATTCAACTTCTTCGCCCGGCGCTGGAGTTTCTGGATTTTGTCCTCCAGCACAGGCATGAGGTCTTTCAGGATCAGGTAGTACCCGTCTTTCGTTTTCAGTTCCATAGCGCATCCTCCTTTTAGGGTTGCTATCCCTCACACCCAACATACACAGGATACTTTCAGAATTCTAGCGCGCTTCGGAAGCATGTAAACGAAAAGCACCCTGCAAATAACAGGGTGCTTTCGGGACTCGTTGCTTGTGTACACAGCGATGCCTCCGCGGCAAGCGTGCATTTGTTTTTCGCTTATGGCGTCATTGCGCGTCGGACTTCGACGCCATAGCAGCCTTCTTCAGGTCCAGACTTGCTGTAAACTTCGGAAGATTGCGCTCCGGTATATGGACGGTTTCTCCCGTGATGACGTTCCGGCCCTTACGAGCTGCCCGTTTGGATACGGAGAACGTACCTAGACCTTGAATCTTCACTTCCTCGCCCCGCTGCGTGCATTCGATGATCGTCTCGACGATCGCATCCAGCGCACGCTTAGTCGCGCGTTGCGAGTCGCCGCTTTTCGCTGCTGCGGCTGCGACGAGCTCCATCTTGTTCATAGCGTACCTCCTTTCCGAAGTGGTTGACTTCTGAAGCTGACGATATCAAGGTTTATTTACTCTGTCAACGAAAAACCCGCCATTAAGGCGGGCTTCGGAAGCTCGATTATTCCTTTGTCGTGCCTTCGTGCTTATTGAATACCAACTCAAAAAGTCCGGTAGCCGACAGGCCGGCGATCCCACCGGACCACAGGCGGAGAATCAGGTCGAGCTCCGTAAACGGATAGGCCACAGCGCCGATGCCGAGGCCGATAAGCAGGCCGATAAGCGGCACGACACGCTTCGGAAGGTTGATCGACACCTTCACCAGTTGAACCAGTGCGGTGACGAACACCACGATGGCGGACGCAAACAGCAGCACATCTTGCATCACGTCTTGCCCGTTCATCCGTTAATCCTCCTTCTTACTCAGGTTGGTTTTATTCAGAAGATTGGCGACAACAGCCGCCAATTCTTCCCGCGACACCGGTTTGCCGAGGCCGAAAGAGCCGTCCGGCAGGCCATTCATGAGCCCGGCTTCGGAAACCTGCTTGATGGAGCTTTCAGCCCAGTGTCCAGCCGGCACATCCGAGAATTTCGTATTTCCTTTCACGAACGGTTTTTCCTCCTTCACGTCGAGCGGCCACCAGCCCTCGTCGCCAAAAGTGTCGTTGTCGTCGATGTTCACACCATGCATCGAGAAGTCGTTCTTGCGCTGATACAGGTTGATTCCTTTGACAACCTCGCCTTTGCTCCATGCGTAGGTCTGCCAGTAACGGTCCGCCACTTTGGCAGCCATGCAGGTCTTCATGACGGCCGCGGAGCCGTACACGCCGCCGAGATATCCGGCAGCATTGACAGCCTCCCGGAAACCTCGCACATACGCCTTGACGGTCTCCATCTGGCTGGCCTGAGCGTCGAAGTCAACCGCCGTGTAGATGGCGCTTCCCTTCGGCTGCTGAAGCTCCTTCGCGTAAGCGACGGCGCGCTCACCGTCCGACTTTCCTTTTGCATACCCCTGAAGCACGCTGTTCTTGCCGTCGATCTGCCAAATGGAGATGATCTTCAGGCCGGCGGACTTCAGAATGTTTGCTTCAGACAGTGTCAGCGATTTCCAACTGTTTGGAACCGCGTAACGGCCGATGGCCGTGTACCCGGATTCGACGAACTTCTTCGCTGTTGCGGCGGACGTAATTTTCGTCGCCGTGTCGAACATCTTAGCCAACTTGGTCATCCCCCTCATATCGCGGAACGCCATGCCGGAGAACAGCGCCATGAAGTTCGGTGATTTTTTGGTGGGCACTTGTCAGCAGCGAAGTATTCTTGTTGAGTACGCCCGTGACGAACTTCTGAAATTCGACATCACGTTCAGCTTGCTTTTCGAACACGGCCGCCAGCTTTTCGAAGCTGTCCGTGTTTCGGTTGAGTGCATCAACCGCGCGCTCCTGCGCCGAAGTACTGGCCCGCCATTGATCCATGAGCAGTTGCATGATCTTGTAGCCGATAAATACTATCATGGCGGCGAGACCAACGGCCCCGATTCGCTCGAAGTTGGTCAATTCCGACATCACATGTACCCCTCCTTCCGAAGTGGATCGTTCAGGCTATTTATACCACATGGGATTCGATCTTTGGTATGATAATAGCCTGAACTTCGGAAGATCGAACAAATTAAACGTATACGAGCCGCGCGATATCTACACGTACGTTGGTCAGGACATCCATCAATTGTTTGTTTTCGTTTGTGCCGCTCATTAACGCACCTCGTTATGTTGTTTTATTCAAACTTCGAATACACGATCTTTGTGGGTCTCGACTGCCAGTACGCGCACAGAAATGCACGGCGAGATTGATCATAGGTCAATGCGGACCATCCGACAATATTTTCAGGAACGCCAGAATTCAGCGCTGCAGCCCTCCACTTTACGCCGTCATTTGATATTATAAATTTGGGAGAATTGTGGGTTGCTTGAGTTGCTACGAACACGCCGTCTCCAAAAGCTACGTCAATAAATTCTACGTTCGTCCCGAAAGGCGTATTAGCGGCACTAACTCCCGTCCAAGTTATACCATCTGGCGAATAGGCTAATCCGGTTCCTACATTAGTGCCTACGTTTATTCGCGATGCGACCACAAATACACCGTTGCCGAACTCTACTTTATAGTGATACCTATATGCAGGGTTGGAGTTATAGTCGTCCGATACCGGAACAACAGTCCACGTCGCTCCGTTGTTCGTAGAGTACGCGATTTTAGATGCAGGAATCGGTCCAGTACCCGAAGAACTTATAACGACAACAAAAACTCCATTGCCGTATGCTATCTTAGGATTCGAAACGGTCGCACTATCCCACGGTAGTGTGCCGACCTGAGACCATGAAGTACCGTTCGTGGACGATATGACCACATTTGAGCTGCTAAGTACAGCTACATACCGAGAATTACCGTAAGCTATACTTGATACGGACCCCGTAACCGGGAGAGTTACAGATGACCAACTTGTGCCATTTGTTGAAGTTACAAATGCGTTACCTGCAGCGGTACCAAAAAAGCGTCCGTTATGGAAATGCAGTCGCGCTACAGGGTAACTAGTTCCAAAATCTATAGATGAAAAACTCAAGGAAGCCAAATCGGTTGAAGTGCTTACCAGACCCTTGTTAGGGAATGCGCTTTGTGCAGACATGACAATAGCACCGTTTCCTGCGGTTATGAGTGCGTAGTCGTAGTCACTCGGGATGTTTGTAGATGCCAGTCTCCACAGCACTCCGGATCGTCTAAAAGCGAGTTTCCAACTTCCAGCATCCCTTGCATAAATTTCATAAGGGATAACCCACCGACCATCTTGTCGTACATAGGGAGTTGGAGTTTTCCAACTCCCCGCGTCACGTACTTGAATAGCCATGACTACACACCCCCTAGACTACAAACCAGATATCCCCGTTTGCGCCGCCCGACGGGTTGCTTGTTGATATCGTAATTTTTCGCGTGCGATCGCTTCCGAGCTCGCTTTTGGTCCAGAAACTGCTCGCGTGCAGACCGTCCACAGTGTCGGCATCAAGACCACTTCCGGGACCGTCATTCGATTCATTCCATATTTTTTTCCAGCCTTGCCATGCTCCGTCAATCTTTCTGCGGAAGTAAAAACTGTCGTTGTTGTAATCAATAAACGTTTGGGCTGCGAAGTTGTTGCCTGTGGACATCTGGTGATGTATCAAAAATCCATTTGCACCAGACGGCCCGTTGGAATGGCCTGTAAATGCGTAGTAAAACCCGCTTTTTGTGATGTTGTTAAGATCACCTGCATAGTGCACGGTCCCTCGCGCGTTGTCGCCGTAGATAAACCGTTCTGCTTGAATACCATCAAGCATGTCCGCGTCGAGGCCACTTCCTGCGCCCATTTCTTGATCGTCCCATTGGCGCCGCCAATCACTCCATCCAATATCACTACGCCATGAGCGATTAAACAGCCGCCCATTGGTCGCATTCGACGCGTGAGAGCCGGAAATAATTTGCAGGCAACGCACATTAGAGAGTCTAATGGTCAGAACAACCCCACCGTCGACAGGCCATCCATCGGCAATACCGTCTGTGACGCTGAATGTGGTAATGCCGATGGGGTAAGAACTTCCGGGCTCGGAAGCAGTTTTGTACGTCGTGGTGTTTATTTTTTCTGTGGTGATCGCATCCACTTCCGCCTTTCGCGCCGCGTCATTTGCATTTGTCGGCGCGGCAAGATCAGTAATCCGATACCCTCCCATGGAGAGCGGACCCCTCATGGCGTCGCCTGCACGTTTGACGCCATTTACTCCGATCACGTACCAATGACCGGTGACATTGATTTTGATAAGCTCCACAACCGACGAAACGCTTTCCATCGCGATATCCGTCCGGTCGAAAGTGTATATGTTTCCCGATCCATCACCTTTGATTGTGACCTTGCGATTGGTGTTGGCTGGCCGAAGCAATAGGCGGTCTCCGATAGACCCCCCGTTGATCGTTGTGAGCTCGTCTTGAGGCGCTCCGCCTTCGGTGTCCACTGTGTGGTAGCCCTGCGTTACCGTGATGGCACCGTTTGAGATAGTGAGAGTAGTCTGATCCCTATGATTGAGCTTCAGAATATTGGTCACGGACCGATTGTTCATGTCAAGGTCGCTGTCTGCGACCTTTTTCATGGCCGCGCTGTCAACCGCATCGACATCCGCCTTCCGCGCCACATCGTACGTAGATTTCAAGGAACACAACTGTCGTAGGTCCTCGTATTCCCATACACCGGCGTTTTCTCCGTGGACCGTACACACAGGCAGGTATCGCTTGCTCTCGTCGGAATCGTCGGTTACGAGGCGAATCTGCCACTGCACGCGGCGCGTTGTCTCGGCGCCAAAGTCAGGGTCAAGGATGCCGTTATCCGGCAGGTCTTCGCCGCCGTCCGTGTAGTTGCCGTCTTTTCGGATCGTGTCCTGATACGAAACCTCAGCTTCCGAAACCTCGATATACACGGTACTCTCCGGTTGCACTTGCGAAAGGACAAGCGGGCTCTGTACGCGGTACACGAACCCGTCAATTACGAAAGCGCACGGATCGATTGTGAGCTCGTCGTTTTCATATGTGATGTTCGGAAGCTCGTCGACGAAACCATTCGAAAGAATTGCCTCACCCAGCGCCAAGGTTTGGTGCTGGAGAATTTTCTGCATTTCCGAAAGCTCGGTCTCGAGCACTTTTGACCGCTCTCCCCAGACAACGCGGCTGAAGGCCTTGTCCGGGGAGAACTTATCCTGTCTGTCAAAAGTCGGCATGATCTATCCTCCCTTCGTAAGTCGGTTTAGAACGTTACTTTCCAGACAATCGTAAGTTGCATGGACTCGTCCTTGTTGATGACCGGGAATACTTTATAGTTGAACATCATGCCGGTGCCGATGTTCTCATCCGCATCCCCGCCGAACAGGCCCATTTCGACCAGAGCGCCGACGGCTTCTTCTTCGGTAAATGTCGTGGTGAACTGAAGCACGTTCGTATCCTCGGCCGTCGGGTCACCGTTTTCATCCAGACACGTCCACGACGTAATTGCCTTCCGAACCAGCGGCTCACGCAGTCCGGTTTGTGCCGGGTCTTCCGGTTCCGGGCTCTGCGTCGAACCGCTTCCGACGCCAGTACCGATCTCCAGATAGCCAATACCGGAACCCCATGACGTACCGGGACGCATACGCTTTGCCATGAAGACAGACGCCTGATTAACGATCATGTTCTTCATGTGGCGCTCGGACATGACCGATTCCGGGATTCGGAAGTACCCATGAGTAGGGTCTCCGTCGCCGTATGGGATGAATTCCAACGGCTCCTTGTGCTGGATGATGCTGACGAAGCCTTTCGCCTTATTTGCCCCTTTCTCCGCAAACGCACGAGCAGATGCCATTGCGCATATCTCCTTTCAAAATCCGTAGTTCGGAAGTTTGCCTTCTATGGGATAGCATACCGCCTCCGATCGATGCATGCAATGAAAAAGCTGCTATCCTTCGGAAGTCAGATGATGATGGTTTCGACGATGTTCCCGTCGACGGTAATCGTAATCGCCGCCACATCCTGCTGCAAGCTGGACGGTGCAAGCAACTCATGCTCGCCCCGCGTTTCGCTGCTGTTCGTTTCGAACGATATGTTCAGGTTCGATTCCGGCGGCAACTTGTATGCTTCGGAAGCCGCATGCACGATGTCGATACTGCTAAGGTCATATGTCGGAGCGACCCGCACTTGCCGATAGTAGATAGGTACGGGGCCTTTTCCGCCTACGTGACCATATCGAATGAATAAGCCGAGTTTGGTACTTCCATAGAACGTCGCATCCGTTACGTTGATCAGTCGCTTACTGCCGTAGTCGATGCCTATGTGTGCCCCTTTTTGGATTACCCGCAGCTTTCTGTAGGGGCGCGGAACGGATACCGTTAAATGGTCAGGTGTATCAAACATGGCTGTAGCGAGTAGTGTGTCTACGCCGTTTTCGCGCTTATACAGTGCGATCCCCGTTGCCTCCATGTTAGGATAGGTCATGTTTCCGTTGATCCAATCGAGGTACATGTAGTTGTCGGAGTCGACGAAGCGGAACATGACCGTACCCGATATGCGGCTGGTCCCGGAGGTACTCTCCGGCGCTGGACCCACCAAAACCTCAAATACATAGTCCGTCATCCCGCAGTCGAAACCAACGTAGCTGTAGGGAGTGACGGGACTGGTATAAAATTCTGCATAATGAAATAGCGACGTACCGCCGGGAGCATATGCATTACCGGTGAAGACGACGCCAGCAGATGCTATATCCCATGGTGTCCCGGAAGTTGTATTTTCGATGCGATTGTGATTATCATACTGCGAAAAGTCGTCGAACACCGCAGGCACCCCAGACGAGGCCGTTTCTTCATATGTTGCTGCCAGCTCAGACAGAACGCTTTCGAGCGCCTTGCTTACGTGTTCTTCCATGATGCGTGCCATCTGATATGGCAGGAACTCATCAACCGGAGTCGGAAACGCATCTTCAGCGCCCGTCGTGATGGCCGGCATGCCTTCTTCGGAATCCACTTCGTACTTATCCTCAGCAAACGGCTTGAACAGCGTGAGCATACTCGGCTGGCCGCCGTCCATGTGAGTAAACGGCATACCGTGTGCGTCCGACCAGTAAACCGGGTAGAATTCTTCCAGTATTTCCGACTGGTAGCGTAGGAAGTACTCAATGCCGGCGCCTTTGGTCTCGCGAAGGATGCGGTGAAGGTCGCTGGCGTCGTTTATGTACTTCGTCCCGACGATGAGCTCGAACTGGAGCGGGCCGCGGTCACGAATCTCGATGTTCGTGTCCTGAAGCCGGTACGCCAGCAATTCCTCCAACGCGACGTTATTGGTCTTCGGATTGAACAGCCACATCGTAAACCGGCGGCTGAAATCGTTGTCGGACTCGCCCGGCTCACGCTTGATGGCGAAGAAATCTGCCCAGAAATCGAGCCATTCGCCGTCGGCCAGCGACCGATAGAGCGCCTTGAGGGCTTCGGAAGTGTCGAACTCCACGTCCCGGAGCACCCGGTAAATTGGGTACATGATCTGCCACAGATTCGACGTGTACGACGTCAGCGTGGCCGTCAGCGGGGCGTTCTCGATCTCGATTAGGATAAACGGCTTGTGCACGTTAAGTCCATGTTCAAGGGCTTCGGAAGTGTACTGCACAACGTACCCCATGCCCTGAAGCGTGTCGACGAATTCTTCCGCCGTCATCTTGTCGAGGCACACTTCCTGCCGCTGTGGAATTCCCGGGTGGAAAGGCGAGCTATGCAGATACATCATGCCGCCGTCGACCGTTACCATGGAGTGCGCCCCGGAACCCTTTTCGATCGTGAACAGCGGGATTTCCTTCGGAAGGGTGTTCCACAGATCGCCCAGATTGTCGAGAAGCTTCTGAAGGATACGCATGAATCACCCCTCCTTTTACGATATCAGCTCGTAAGTGTACGGCGCGTGCGGCACCAGAATCTCCGTCGTACCGGCCGTGATGTTGTCGTAAGAGTAAGTCTCACCGTCCGTGGAGAGCTCGATCTTCACGTCGTAGATGCCGTCAATGAGCTTCACACGAGTCTCCAGCGCGGTCTGAATCAGTGTATCGCCCTGTTTCAGGGCGGAGAAGAAGTCCGCGATCTCACGCTCGATGTACGGCTTCAGTTCTTCCAGCTCGACGCCGTCTTCCGGCTTAATGTTGATTCTGATATATACGTCGGCTGCGGATGCCGAGTACACCGTTACCATGATGCCGGCCGGCTTGTAGCCGTAGACCGGCTTGCCGTTGCTGTCGTAGTAGCCGTGCAGAATTTTCTGCACTTCGTCGATCAGGTCCTGTGAAGCCTGCCCCACACCATTCCAGATATACACGTCGACCTCGCCTAACCGCTCAGGGATGAACTCGAACGCTCGGGCGTCGACCACGCGCTCAATCACGTCCCCGTTTTCATCCGTAATGACGGCGGTCGTCGCGCCGTACTCGATAGCCGGTAGCGTTCCGCGGGACAGCGAGCTGATAAACTTCTGAAACCGCGACTTCTGCTCGTCCGGCGTTTCTTCCTCGCGACCGTTGCTCAGCGGGTTCGCGTTCGTAACCGCGTCCACACCGGTCGGCTTCGTCAGGAAATTGGTAATGGTGCCGGCGTCTACGTTGCCGACGGTCCCGGGCGTCTGGCAGATAACCGGAACCGTAACCGAAGTCTGGCCGACTGCAATGACGGCATCAACCGTGGTTCGGAAGTTGACCGGGGCCGACGTGGCCGTCGCTCTCGTGCGGACGATGGTGCCGGCCGGGATCAGGTAGTTTGTGTCGGCCGGCGTCGTCCGGCTGAAGGTGACCGCGCCTGTTGCGTACACCGCCGGCTGCTTCTCGAAGCCCATTGCCGCGTAGACGTTCTGCTCGATCATCGTCTTCATGGCGCGGTGGACGCGGTCATAATATTCCTCCACGACGAGTCCAACGGCTTCATACATCGTGCGGATGCGCGATCCGACACGGAAGTCTGTGAACTTTGTCGATGCGCCACGCGTCCAGTCGACCATGCGCTGCACAATGACTTCCATGGACTTTCGCTCAAATGCCATGATGCGGTTCCCCCTTTATTCGAAGCTCAGGACCATATCCTGCAAGGTCAGCGCCTGATCCGAATCGACGATTTTAACGGTCAGGTCAACGTAAATAACGGTTCCGCTGATACGCACTCGGTCGACGGACACGGACGCGATCCGGTCGTCAGAAAGCAAGGCCTCGTTGATATAAACGGAGACCAGACTGTTGATGTACGGAAGCTGCGCCTTGCCTATCAGCGTGTGAAGGTCGCTTCCGTACTCCGGGTGCTTCGGAAGACCGCCTCTCCGGCACATGAGCCGGTTGCGGATGGCCTGCGCGATATTATCGACGCCGATAACCGATCCGAGGTCGCCGAGGCCGTCGTCCCGGATTTCTCCGTCAACGTCGACGGCCAAGTCTTCACCGCCTAGTTGGTTCAGGTAGTTGTCTGCGTTGTACTGGGCATGGGCGCCGTCGATTACGTCGTCCGGCGTCGGGATCAGCAGCGTCTGGCCAGTGATGCGGACTTTCGCGTCCGTCCCGTTAGTAAACGGCTGCTCATTCGTGACCGTAAGTTCGCTGAGGAACGGACCCAGACTCGACCGAACGTTCCCACGCAGGATGATCGTATTTTGAATGGTGTTTCCGAAGGTCCCATACAGCGTGCAGCGCACAAATGCATACCCGGTATAGGTTCCGGCCGGCATGTACAGGTCCTCGACCATCTCGTAAACCTTCTGAATCCCCTGCGAGTCGGTTTCGGTCATGAAGGTCGACCCGGCGTAGATCGTCACTTCCGTCGTTGCCAGCGCCCGGGTGATCTTCAGGTACCCGCTGGCGTAAAGCTTCCGATAAGCTTCGATCGAGGTCAGCGTGTACGGATACTCCAGCCCGTTGTAGGATACGATGTCCTCCCACGGCACGTTGTATCGTGCGGCCAGATTGTGTACATTGTCGATGTCGGTCAAGACATGCTCTATTGGCATTATACGCCACTCCCTTCCGAAGTGGTCAGATTCGTCGGCGTTCCGAACATCGAACTTCCGAAGACCGAGTATTTGTAGTGGAGCTTCATCAGGTCCGCCATGATGTTGCGGATTTCGATCAGGACATCGAATGGAACGCGTTCCGCAGTTCCCATTGCCGCGCAAGTCTTTCGGCAAAGGTCGATGTATTCGCGCAGCTCGTCAGCATTAAGGTCTATCCGGTTGGCTGTGTTCTCGTTGTAGTCAGACAGCGCGCTATGCACCCTCAATGCGTACATCAAAATAGCTTCAATGTTGGCCTGCTGCTCCCGAAGGACCGGATAGTTGATGTAGCTTATGGATTCCTTCGGAAGATAAAAGGTATCGAGCGGCATCGTCACTCGCTCCTTCCGGTCAGGGTGGTCAAGATTTCGCTGACGTTCGATATCGCAAGCCCAATCGCTCTACCCAGCGACACCATCGTATCTGTCGTGTCCAGATAATCCGGCTTTTCGGATTTCGCGCTGTTCAGTCGATTAATGCACGTGAACTTCAGCTCATACCGGTAAAGCAGCGGCTGCTCCCTGTTGCGCTGAAGCCGGAATTCGGTCGGCTGAATCTCATAGAACTCGTTGTCCTCCCAGTTGTACCAGTAAAGCGCCAGCGACGGGTCGCTGCTTTCGATAAGCCCGCGGTAAATCTTGTTTCGGAAGTCGATGAACGCTTCGAATCCATCCATCAGCTTTCCTTCGGCTGTCGTGCGCTGCCTGTAGCCGGTTGTCCCGGTAATGGTGACGACAGGAAGCCCCTTTCCGAAGTCCGTCACGTAAGCCCCGCCGAGGGTTTCCGTGACGTTGACACGCGCCGGCTCCGTCTGGGTGAAATCCTCCGGGTTAACGACGAGCGTATGCATGGCGATCGTACCCTGCCCCTGCTTCTTCAGGTCGAATGTGTGCCGGTACACACGTTTAAGCTCCAGCGTCGAGCGGCTGACGAGTGCCATACCGATACCCCCTTTCAGTCAATCAGCGTTTTATCCGATGCGGACGTAATTGTGCCCGTTCCGGTTACAGTTCCAATGGTCGGCACGTTGATCGTCACTTCGACGGTGTCCCCCAACCGGGCAACACCCTTGCTGCCTCCGTGATGTTTGATGGTCTTCGGATGGTCGATCTCCACGCCATCTTTTGTGACCTTGATAGTGGCCGGCGGGTCCGATCCATCTTCTGAAGTCGGGAAGCTTACCATCACATGATCCGGCGTTACGTCGATGTACGCCCGTTTGTCCTCCATGCTGTCATCCAGCAGGTGGCCGCGCACGTCTCGCGTGGCCGGACTGTCTTCCTCTCCGATGCCGAAGATCGGAAGCTGGAGTCGTATGCGGTCTTTGCTGACGATCGTAAAGTTGGTCGTGTAGCTTTCGTTCTTGACGAACCCGACCAAATACGGAGCATCTTTTCGGCCGTCCATGTAGCCGACCAGCACCGTATCGCCGGTGACCGGCTCCCGGTCGACGTTTCCGACTACCCATACCGGCATCGGCACACTGTAGTCGAGGAAGATAACCTCGATCCGGCCGAACTCGTGATAGTCCTTGACGCTGGTCACTTTTCCGATCCGCGTATTGTTGAAGCTCGGAAGGCGGTTGATAACCCGCCCGCCAAGCGAGCTTTGCATCTGCATCATCACTTCCGAACCTCCTAACCGCGCGGGATGCGCAGGACTTGTCCGGGATAGATGTAACGGCCGGGATTGGCGATATTGCGAGAATCGCGCTCGATGAGCATTTCCTTGTTCTCGTCCCATAGCCGCGTCCACTTCGAGGAATCCCCGTACACTTCGGGCTTCGCGGCGATCGTCCACAGGCTGTCGCCGTTCTTGACCGTGTAGTACTCCAGCTTGATGTCATCGTCCGTCTTCTGAGATGTCGGACGCTGCGGCGCCTGCGTGTCCCGCGACGAATCCAGATACTCCAGATGGTCTGGCGCAGCGCCGAGCGGCATGCCGCGCGTCAGCTCGAGCGTCGTTTCCCAGCTTTCGAAGACGTGGAAGGACTGCGTCACACCCTCAATGTAGAACTCTCGCTCGATTCCCTTCCGAACCAGCCGGTGACCGATCCGATAGTCGCCTTTGCCGCGGACGCGCATCGTGCCGGACATGTAAGTGTGGTTCTTCTCGAACCATGCCTTCAGCTTAGCCGTCCACGATTTCGACAGGCCTTCAAGAAGCGTCGGCGCCTCCGGGTTATCCTGCTCGATAGACAGGCCTTCGATAGAGACTTCAAGCGGGGATAGGCCGTATCGCTTCGCGTCTTCCTCGTTGAACATCGGCGGGACAACACGCTTCAGGTCGAATCCCAGCGGGTTAATGACCGTGCCGGCCCAGAACAAGTTATAGTGCTCGTTGTCTGAGATGGACAGTTCTTCCTCGATGACATCCTCGGCCAGAAGATCATGCGTGTAAAGCTTTTCCCACATGCCCTTGTCGAAAGGCGTGTTCCGAAGGACCACCATGACAGCGCTGTTGTCCTGCCCGAACCCGACGCGCGGACTCGGATAGTAGCCGTCGCCCTTCGGATACTTCGCCTTGCTGTCGTCGGAGCCTTCCTCAATCGTCTCGTTGACCACCCGGGGCCTGTCGCCTTTGTTCCACGCCTCGTCAGCGCTTCGAACGTCAACGAACAGCTCCGTAAAGGGTTTGATGGACGCACGTTCCATCAGGTTCCAAATGGAGCCCTCGTATTGGTCGGCTGTGAAGATCATCGGCAGGAAGATGTCGACCTTACCAAAGTTGTACCGCAAGATGTTTGTCACGTCGACCTTCTTCGGAACCGGCTCCTTTTTCGACTCGTCCCAGATTGTCCACTCAACAGAGTTGAGCTTCGGAAGGATGTACCGCATGATGTTGTCGAGCACGACGGCCGGCGTTCCTTTGACGATCGTCTCGGCCGTGAAAACATTCATCAGCGTAATCCATCCTTCGTCCGTCAGGAAGAACTTCTCGCCGTCCCGGTTATCCATACCGACTTCAGGATAAAACCGGAGCTGCGACTTGATGAGGACCTTCGCCAAATCGCGCCCGGTGACGGTTGTCGTCGCCACCGGAGGCGTCTGAGCGGTTCTGGTGCGACCAATGGTGTCGATGAGCCCTACCATAACCGTTTGCACGTCCTCTTTACCGTCAGGCTTCTTGTATCCCATCTGGATGACGACAAGATCATTCGGCGTCAGCCGGGACATCCATGCTATGCCGGCAAGCTGGATGCTGAATGTCCCGGCCGGCGCGCTCATCTGCTTGTGCGTTGTAACAGATATGACCTGATAGGTCGGATCAAGCTGTTTTCCTTCCTCTGTAATCTCGCCCTTTAGTTGGTAGCACTTGTCTTTGGTGTGGAAGCTGACATAAACCACCGGAATATATCGCTTGACGGTGCGGCTGTTGTTGCCGCCTTTCTCTTTGTACCCGATGCTCATCCGCTATACCCCACCCTCGTCGGAGATTGCAGAAGTTGCGTAAGCTTGCTTTCCTGCATGATCTTTTGGATCATGCGGCGAAGCTGCTGCTCTGTCATGCTGTTCAACGATTGCGCCCCTTCGCCGGTAATGTTGATGTCGATCGAAACCTCGACCTTGCGCGACGACGATGCGGACAGTTGCTCGCGGTTCTGCAGCGGCATTTGCGACATGAACCGACCAATGTCGGAATCGCCGATATTGAGCTGCCTCAGAAGCTGCTCGGGATTCATCAGCTCGCCGGCAGCGTTCATGTAGCCCAGATGCAGGTGCGCTCCGGTTGTCGAGCTGCCGCTTCCCGGCTTGCCCGGCGTGCCGCCGACGTTTCCGATGTAGTCGCCGGCATTGATCTCCTGCCCGACTTTCAGGTTCGGATTGACCTTCGACAGGTGGCTATAGTAGTAGATGCTGCCGTCCGGCATCTGGATGCCGACTTCCGTACCTCCGGCGCGGGTGTTGGCCTTTCCGTCGGAGTCCAGCTTGCTGCCGTCGTCGTAGTAAATGAATGCGACTTTGCCGCCTGCCAGTGCTTCGATAGGGTCGCCCTGTGCGCCTTTGATATCGAGCCCGCCGTGCGGCTTCGATCGGAACGATTCGAAGCTTCCGAAGCGAGACGTTACACGGGACTCCCAGCCGGAGAAGAACCCGCCAGCACGCGCCGGCGTCGGCGTGGATACGCCGAGGCGGTTCATGTAGGCATAAACGCCGCGGGTCCAGTTCGAATTCAGGTTGTTCGGGTCGTTGGCCGCACCGATGGGCGCATACTTCCGCTGAATATCCTCAACGGTCGTAAGTCCCTGCGAGATGTAGTTGCGGTAGAGATTCCGCGCCATGGCGTCGATGCCTTCTGAAATGCTTCCGAAGGTCATCAAGCCGTTCTTGCCCATCATGCCGCCGACATTGTTCTTGAGCCGGGCAGCAGCCGACGTACCGTTGCCGGTCTCGTGCATGGCGACCGCTGCAAGAAATGCCGGGTTTATGCCGTACCGCTGGCCGGCCGCAATAAATTCCGCACCGCGGCCGGACAGTACGCCACCCAGTTGCGCGTTAAGCTGCGCTGCGGTCACACTTCCGATGCCGCTGCGCACATCAAACGCTGCGCTGGTGAGCGCGCCGGCGGATGTAGACGCCATCGATCCGTTAAGAATCTGGCTGGCGTAGCCGATCATAAAGCGGAAGCCTTCGATAACCGGGCCGAACATGCCGGAGAACAGATCACGCAGCCCGCGGTGCTCGTTGTAAATCTGAAGGAGTCTGTCGCGGTGCTCCCGGCGCGTGTCCGAGTAGAAGGTCTGGCCGGCTTCCGACAGCCTTCCGAAGTCTTCGGTAACATCCCGGGGCATCGACGTAAACCGGCGGTAGTCTTCTTCGGTCATGCGGCCGATGAGCGAGTCGCCGGCGGCGTTTGCCTTCTCCTTCTGCTGCGCCATCCATGACCTAAGCCCTTCTACCTGCTGGGGTGTAATCTTATCGACATACTCCAGCCCCTGTCGTTTGGCACGCATAGCGTCGATTTCTTCCGGCATGATGACACGCCGCGTGCTTGGGTTTCCACCCAGAATCGAAGATGCACCCGGCATGACGGTGTCCAGAAGGTTGTACTCCCAGTAATCGGTACCGGGCGTGATGCTGTCCCAGTTGCGGATGATCTCATAGAGCCCGATACCGGCACCGAGGATGCCAGCTCCCCGCAGCAGGGACGAGGCCTTCGGCGTTTTGGGTATGATGCCGGACGCCCTGCCTGCTCCGGCTGCACCCGCCCGGCCGGACTGCCGGCGGCGCATCATATTGGCGATCCCTTTGCCGGCCATAGCGCCGCCGATGATGGCCCACGGGTTGTCTTCGATGAAGTCCATGGCATTCATGCCGGCTTCCTTCATCCAGTTCGGGGCTTTTAGCGAATCCACCGCAGCATCCACCGCATCGGCGAACTGGTTCAGGCTTTCGATACCCGTGGTGACAACATCTTTCAGCGTGTTGATGACGCCGATAAACTCGCCGCCGACGCCTTCAAGCGCGCTCAGGTAGCGGGCGTTGACATCCAGAATCTCCTGCCCTGTCTGGTCCATGCGCTCAGCGTACTTCTCCCCGGAGTCGATCATACCGTCGCGGAGCGCGGCCATCTGTGCTTCATCAAACACCCGGAGCCCTTGCGTCGCGTCGTAAAACTCGGAAGCCTCACGTTTTGTTGCCGCGTAGCCGCCTTCCGTAAGCCAGCGCTGCATGATGCGTTTGGCGAGCGGTTCGTTGTTTCCGACGATGCTTCGGATATACGAGGACATAGCCGGAATGTTGTCTGGGTTAAGCAGGCCATCCTCAAAGGCCATCTCAAGCTCGAACAGGCCCATGTTCCCGTATTTTTCGGGATTATATGCCTGAAGGGCTCGGATTCCCATCCATTTCCACTTATCGTTGTCGGGTGTGAAGATGCCGCCGAGACCTGCAATCAGGCTGGCGCCCTGCGCACCCGTAAGTTGGGTCATGCCCTGAGACAGACCGATGCGGTCGAGCGTCGTCTGGTAGGCCAGAAGCTGCCGCGCGCTGCCGTCCTTCAGCGTCGTGTTCATTTGCTGAAGCAGTGCGTTATTGGCTTCCATGACTTCAACAATACGCGGCGTCATGCCGGACGTAGCCACGCTGCCGGCAATGGCATCGGCGAACTCTTTCGGGGACGTTACGCCGCCCGCCTGTACGTTTGCGCCGACGAGCCCGGCCACTTCACCCAGCGACAGGCCGTAGGCCCTTCCGAAGCGCATGAGGCCGTACTGCTGCTCAGCGCTGAGGGCGCCGGCCAGTCGGGAATACTGATCAAGGAACTGCCAGCTTTCCTGCGCCGTGTAACCCATCCGGTCACGGCGGCCAATCGCCGCAGCAGCGGCATACATGCTCGACGCGCTGCCGGACCTTCCGGCGTACCCGCGGAGACGCTGCGCAAGGTCAAGCGACTCGACTTCCCGGGCATACGCAGCTTGATAGGCCTGTGACAGAATAGCGCCGATTCCGCCGATGCCGGCGAGCGCCAGCGCGGACCTTCCGAAGCCGATACCGCGCCGCAGGAGCTGCGACCGGAGCATCCGTCCGAACAGGCTGTTTTCGGAGGCTTCATTAAGCTGGCCGGCGTCTACGCCAGCGGTCTTCATCGAAAAGCTGGAAGCTTCCGAAGTTCGCTCTTTGTAAATGCGCTCGATAATATAGAGCTGCTGCCGCAGCACGTCCAGCTCTTTCTCGCGCTCCTGAATCGTCTTGCGTATTTCCTCGCGCTCGTCCTCCTGCGCACGCTCCATGCGCTCATAGAGGCTGTCCAGTGCATCATTGTGCCGCTGGAACTCCGCATCAATGGCCTCCATTGTCGACCGGAAGCGGTTTTTGAAGATATCCAATGCGCGCAGGTTTTCTTCGCTGAACACACCACCGCGCCGAGCGCCACGGTTGACTTCCGTGACGATCGGTTGCAAGTCCTTCCGAAGGGTCTTGATTCCTTCTTGAAGGCGTGTGTACTGCGGCGTACCCGGCATAGGGACGCCAATAGATGATCCGCCCCGTGCCGTTGCTTGCGGCGACGACCCCGCGCGGAGCTGGCGCATTTGAAGCTCGTACAGCCGCTCGGCCTCCATAACCTGCCTGCGGATCACATCGAGCTGCCGTTCGCGCTCCTGAATCGTGCGCCGGATCGCGTCGCGCTCGGACGCCTGCGCCCGGCTCATGGACCGATGAAGTTCGTCGATGATCTGATTCTGCTTCTCGAACTCGCGGTCGATCTCTCGAAGCGTGGAGACAAACCGGCGCCGGAATAAATCGAGCGCACGAAGACGAGACTCGTCGAACACGCCTCCCCCTCGTGCGCCCCGGCTCAGTTCATCCGTGACATTTTTCAAATCGCTTCGCAGTTGCTTAAGACCGCGTGTTAGCTGTCCGAAGTCGCCGCGTGCCGAGACGCGAATCGATTGCTCCACGGAGAACACCCCCTGCAAGGGACTGGGAAGGCGCCAGCTCTACACGTCTTCCCAGTCGTCACTATCGTCTGTATCGGAGCTGTCCAGCTCTGGCACGCTGTTCGCCCCGGATTCTTCAGCCTCAACCTGCTTTTCGTATTCTTCGTAGGTCGGGTCTGTAAAGATTTCTTTTGCGCTGTTGCGCAGCATCTGGTCGAGCTCTAAGTGCGCAAATTCGAGCTCGATCTGCTCGTCCGTCATGGCCAGAATGCGCGGATCAGTCGGCGGAATTCCCCCGTACAGATGCTTCCGAAGCATCCAAAGCTTCCGCTCCTTCGGAATCCGAACCATCATCGGAAGCAGTTGCTGCACTTCGGACGAGAAAGGAGTCCTCCCAGTTACGGTACTGGCCGTACACATGGTAGATGATCTCAATTTCCGTCAACTTTTCCATGTCGCGCAGCCAGTCCGGCATATCCACCATAGCGACGCGGAGCGTTGCCATGACACGCGCGTGGAACTTCGCATTCTCGTCGATGAAGCGGATGTCGGTCACGCCCGCCTTTCGGAAGTACTCAGCCACGAGCGCTTCCACGCGCAGCATGTCGCCTACCGTAAGGCGCTTGAACGTCACGTCGCCTTTGTACACGTTGCCTTCGGGAGATGTGAAGTCGATATGTACCGTCTTCCGAAGGTTTCCGGCGAGCTGAACGTTCTTTTGGGCCTCCATGAGCGCCTTGACCTTCTCCATGTTTTCTTGATAAACCTCGTTTTTCACCTTTACCATCCCTTTCATATGATTTCTCTCCAATTATAAAACATCTCCCACCCAAACGGATAGGAGATGTTTCGGTCTTCGGAAGATTGATCGTTACGCTACCGTTTCGGCGACGCCTTGGTCAGCCGACAGGTAGTACCACGTTGCTTGCTCGCCGGCGAACGCGTTCGCCCGGAAGTCCTCGGAGCTTTCTGCGAGCGTACATCCCCGGTAGACCATGACGATTTCTCCGGTGTAGATGTCCGTAACCTCGATGTCGATGACGCCCATTTGCAGGATACCGATACCGAGGGCGGCCAGACCCAGTTGCTTCAGCGAGCGTTGGCGGATGCGGTACTTCTCCAGCGTCACCGATCCGTCATACCGGAGTGCCACGTGCTCGTTCGGCATGATGGAGCCGATTTCGTACACACCCTCAACGCCGAACGAGCGCCGGCCGCTGATCGACTGGGCGCGTCCGATCTCCTGCCCGTTTACCTTCAGGCGAATTGTGTGGCCGGAGTGCACCGATTGCTGATTTACGCTTGCCATTTCCTGCTTCCCCCTTTACATGGTATAGGTTCCAGCCGACCCATTACAGGGTCAGGCTGGTCGTGATGAGGAAGTTGTTGATCGGGAGCGTCGGCGTGCCCTGCCATTCCAGATTAAACGTCGTACCGTTCCGCGTGACTTTGACGGAATCCGCAACGTATCCGGCGATCAGGCCGCTCGATACGAACTGCTCCAGCATCGATACCAGATCGTTGTACATCGTGATTTCGACGCCGCGGACGCCAGCTTTGCCAACGTACTTGTTCTCGAAGTGCGTTTCAAGATTTTCGGACATAATGTCCTTCAGCGTCGATACCGACAGTTCAGCTTGCGTCAGGTCGGCCGAGGACGAAGTCGTAATGCCCTGCACGATCCGGTATCCGCCGTTCTTCACCACTTCGACGACGCAGACGTGCGCATTCAGAAGTTCGACGATTTCCGTCGGCTTGTACTGCTTCTCGAGCCCTGCGAACTTGACCGCCTTATAGGTAACAGGCTCCTGCGGCTCTTGACCGGACCAAATACCGGCTACGGCCGCTGCCGTGTAGTACGACGGCTTCGTTACTCGGTTGCCGCTGGAGTCCGCTATCATCGGACAAGGCGTGGCCAGCAGCGCGCGTTCGTTATTCAGCGCAGCAGCAAGATTCTTGATGTTTTCAATGGACTCGCCTACAGCGTGGCCGTAGAATGCCCGGCGACGACGGCGGTTGTGGATGTTCGACATAGCCTGTACATGCGCATCGACCTTCGCCTGAATGGCTTGTGCTGTCGTGACCGGGATCAGGCCGTCCACTTCGATCTGCTCGAGCACTTCCAGCGCTTCTTCCCAGTCGCTGTCCGTGACCGGTGCGCCTGCGCCGCCACCCGACAGATTCGTTTCGGCCAGCGTGCCGAGAACTGCGGTACCGGAACCAACCACTTCAGCCGTTACGAGCGCGCTGCCGGCGTTGACGAGTGCTGCAAGTTCTTCAACCGTCTTCGTCGCATCGTAGGACTCCGACCTCCCGTCGAACGCCACGATAAGGTCGTTGTTTGCGACTTCCACCGTGATGCCGTTGCCTTTCGTGCCATGGGCACGTGCCGTCAGCTTCAGTACATCGGCCGGGGATTCTTCGTCGTTGTCCTTCAGCGTGATGCTGGCGGCTACCGGTTTGTTTACCGGCACAACGTAGATCAGGTTGGCGCCATGCTGCCATGCGGTGTACATCACATCCAGCAGCTCGCCCTGCGTCAGCGCTTTACGCGCTTCGGAAGGCTCCGTGAAGGCGTAGGCACGACCCGGCGCCAGCGAGGCGGACTCATCCATCACGCCGATTACGGCCAAACTGCGGAGTGCGCCCAGCGAGACCGGAACCATGTTCGCTGTATCCACAATCGCAAAAGCACCCGGGCGCTGGATGGTCGTTCCGCCAAACGAGATGTTGATTGCCATAGCTGATACCCTCCTTTACGGACTTTACGGATATACCCGTTTTGCTTGCTTTTCGAAGGCTGCGGCCCATTCCTCCGCTGTTTTCGGGTCCAGCGCGCCCGGAGTGTTGGCAGCCTCCGCCTTGAAGCTTGCGACCAGTCCGGGGCGTACCGATACCCGCCGCAAGTACCCTTCAAACGTAATTTTACAGTCTTCCGAAGCTTGCGTCGACGCTAATTTACTCCCGCCTCCGTTCACTTCGGAAGGCTGAGGGCTGTCTTCCGCCTTCGGAAGTTCTGCGGCTACAGGCTCCTGTACAGCCTTGCGCTGTTGGCCCTTCTGCGTCTTCGTGCTCCGCTTACTCATATCCGTCATCCTCCTTCCACAGTGCCATTATCGATGACCGCCGAGATCGGCTCGACATCTTCGATGATATCGACGTTGAGCGGATTCGCATAAGTCAGGGTAATGGTGCTCCAGTAGATAACGCTCGGAGCAAACTGCATGGTGCTGTCCTGCTCGTCCCTGCCCATGCGAAGCGTGACATTACGAAGCCCTTTCTCAACCAGCGGCAGCCGGAACGCGAACAGGATCGCGCGCAGTGTAAGGTAAAGTGCGTCGCGCTGGTCGGCGTTCGTGTGCCAGATGCGGACTTCCATGGACTCATTGAAGAACGTGCCCTGCTGGTGCCGGAACTCTCCAGTTCCGTCGTAAGAAGCACCGATGCTGTCACCGATGGACATTTGCGTTTCGTCGTCGGATATTCGGTTGATGCCAATGCATGGCAGCTCGCTTGGTAGGGCAGGATCGGACTTCAGGACGCGGACATCCCCGAAGCCCTTTTTCGGAAGCTGGGCTTTTAGAATGTCGACCAATTCCTGCTTCACGTCTATTGTGGCGTAGTCGAACTCAATGTCAGCCATCAGCTTCCCCCCAATCCCATAAAGTAAAGGTCCATTTCGAATCCGCGCCGGATGAGCTGAAGCACTTCTTCCTTCGTATTCTCGACAACCGCTTCGCGGATCGGGCGCGGCGGCGTTCCGGGATGCATCCAGCTCCGCGGGTCGGACTTATCCGACACCCTTCGGAAGGTCATGTACTGCGAATGCCCCGGCCGTCCCATGCGAACCATGCCCTCATAGATACCGCTTTTGTGCTGATAGCCGGACCCCGGGTGAGCGCCGATGTGCGTCCGCATGCCGTACTGTGCGTCGCGCTCCACACCCTGATTGTACCGTCCGCCCCAAACATAAACACGGGCGTCTCCAGTCAACCCCTGCTCCCGCCGGGTGTAGCCGAGCCGCCGGGCAGCGTTATAAACGGCCCGGGGCATAGCCGGAATTGTCGTCGCGCCGGGCGTTCCGTGCCGGAACGGAATCGTGATGTACCGGCTTCCGTTCTTGCCCTTCTTCGCTTTCGGCGAGGACAGCAGCGCTTGCTTCATATCCCGCGGGCGCTGCCCCTTCTCGATAGACTCACCGTGCGGGCTGGTCGTGAACACTTCACCCGTCAGGTCGTTCGGAAAACGAACGCCGTCCTGAATGCTGCGGACATATTCGCCGGTCACCACGTTGATGCGGAAGCTTCCGCCGCTGTACGTGACGTAAGCGCCGGATGCGTACTGAATCCACGTGCGCTGAATGACATCGACCGTGGCTGCTCGTATGGCCTCTTTGGTAAAAGGGAGCTTTTGCCCGCTCGAGCCCGCCGATTCCAGATTCGAAATGATCGTATCCAGATTCGGAAGCTCGGCGGAGATCGTCAGTAGGCTCATACCGGCTTCTCAAAACCCGCCGCCCGGTATCGCAGCACCACATAACGCGGCAGAAGCTGGCCGTCCTGATAGCGGGGCTTCGGAAGTGTTGTCAGGACCGTGAATGACGGCCTGTGGTGGTAAGTGACGCTATACTGCTCCCCATCTTCCGGCGATCTTCCGCCGGGCAGCCATACGATGCGGTTGTTCTCGTGTGTGTAGTCGACATCCGGCTCGTAGTCGATAATCTCTCCCGTCACCGGGTCGGTCTTGCGCACGACCTGAATGTCGATGATGTGATCATTCAGTAGTGTGTCCGCCGGCCTCTGGTACATCGGCTGATTGCGGATCAGGACTTCAGAAGATTTATAGTCATCGTCTGTGACGGTGATGATGTCGAACATGCCGACGTTGTACGCCGGAACGACCTCTTTTACGTTCATGTTGAACGTTCCGTCGTCGTTCCGCTTGTACATGTACTTCGGAACCGTCATGACGGCGTCGCCGACATGGAACATACCCGCCGTTTCCTCGAACTCGGCGTTCTGCGTGATGCTGGTCAGCAGCACCCGGCTCAGTACCGGCGGCTTGAAGATGCGTCCCCGGCCGTTGCAGGCGGCGCAATCGTACCTCGGCTGCTGGCTGTCCATGTTCCAGCACGAGCACAAAATACCTTCTTCCCACAACACGTCACGTCCGCGCCGATAGATAAGGTCTTCGAAGCGGTCGCCATGCAGGCGTATCTTCCGAATTGCATTACCCACATCCGACACCGCTTATCCCTCCTTTACAGTACGGTAAACGTGACGCCGCGCACCGCAGACCGGATGTTGCCGGATTTCGCGCTGAAGAAGTCCTTCACTTCGTCCTGCAACTGTTTGATGTGCGCGCCGTAGGTGGCTGACGTTGCGGATGCCGTCAGGCTGACGGACTCGCTCAGGCCGTCGATGGATGTCGACATGCCGGCAATACCGACCATGACGGCGTCGCCAGCGACGCCCAGAATGTCGATAGCTGCCATCTTGCCGACAGCCGTAACGATGTCACTCGGAATCTGGCCGAGCTCGAAGCCTGCGACATACGAGGCGAAGATCATCTGTGGCACGTTCGTCTGAATCAATCCGGTCAAGAACGGATAGCCGGAAAGCGACGATCCTGCAAGGCTGAAGATCGTCGGATCGCCGGCATACGGCACAATCCTGACTTGCCCGGAGCGCGGGTTGGTCTTCAGCCACTCCGGCTTCGTCATGAAGTCGAAGATGATCTGGTTATTTGGAAGTATCAGCTTGAACTCGTGCAGCTCGATGACCGGACGATGCCGCAGTTGGAGGAATCCGTAGTTGAACCACTGCTTGTAGTCGTAATCATACGGCGGTTCCTCGATGTCGAAGTCCACGCCGGGCTCGAGCCCGCGCATCTCGCCGTTGCACGCGATAATCGTCGGCTTTAGGAAGACTCCCAGCTCACGCTCCATGCGGGCGATTGCGCCGTTCATAAAGGAGATGATGTCCTCGTCCGTCATCGGCGTTCCGTCTTCGGTAGCCAGCGGAAGGCCGAAGCACCACTGCCGGCGAACGTCGTCCGGGCTCGGAAGGTTCGTCGTGGACTTATACTTTTTGATCGTCCCGCCCTGTCCGTCGTCGATTTCCTCGACTTCCCAGTACGGAACAACTTTCGTGTACTTCGGCATAGGGTCCACTCCTTACGAGCGGTAAGCGACCACCGTGACCGGACCACTCGCTTTGAAGGTGTACAGCGACATCGGAATTGCCCGCGTCGTTCCGGCCTTAATCGGGATGCCGGCCGGAACAGCCGGGTTCGCTATGCCACTCGGGAGGATCGGATTCGGGAAGAAGTAGACATCCGATTGTCCGTCATTGGTCACTTCCGCGTACAGATAGGCGCCGTGCGAGTCGAGTACGCCTTCGGTTACGCCCTCGAACACGGCATGACTTCGGAAGCCAAATACAGACATGTATTACCCCTCCTTCTTCGGGGCTGCCGGTTTGGCCGGCGTGCGGCGCGTGGGTGCTGCCGGTGCTGCGGGCGAGGTCGAAGAAGCTTCAGCAGCTTCAGCAGCTTTCTTCAGCTCCGCAACCTCTGCCTCCAGTGCCTTAATTTTCTCTTGTGCCTTCTGAAGCTCAGCCGTAAGGTCAGCGTTGGCTGCCCTCGCGCGCGCCAGTTCGCCGCGCAGGTCGCGTTCCTCGTCCGAGACCACTTTCGGTGCTTCGGCTGCCGATGCAGCTTCTTCCGGCGCCGGGAACGTGCCATCTTCATTGGCGAACAGGTATTCATGCGACAGGTGCTCCTTCAAGAACTCGGCAACCTTTTCTGAAACAGAAGCGACGCCGTTCTCGCTGAACACCACGAGCTCTCCACAAATCTTGACCGTCTCCGGGAACCGGCCGACGATCTTTCTGACTTTGATAGCCGACATAGCGCTTCAGCTCCTTAAATGCTTGATAATAGTCGAAAGGAAGGGCTTGGACGGAGCCCTGCCCTTCCTCTCTGTAGATGTCTGCGGCTTAGCGCGCAACGGGCTTGATCGTGCCGAAGCTCGTCGCACCGTAGGTCGGACCGAACAGCGGACGGTTGCTGTTGATGCCTTGCACGCCGATGTTCTTGATGACGACGATCCGGCGCGGGTTGTAGACCTGAACCATGCCGTACAGCAGGATCATGAAGCGTTCCGAAGCGCTGATGCGCGCCAGCGGCATCTTCATGAGCGGTGCGAGCTGTTTGAAGCACAGCACTTGGTCGGGATCGTTGTCGATCAGGATTGCCGTATGCGTGCCCGGAATGTCGAAGTTCCGGTCCGAGATCACTTGCGTCGGCTCCGTACCGCCTGCATCCTTCACTTCGAAAGCGAATTGCGCTTCGGAAGCGTTGCTCGTTACGCCTCGATATACGCGGTACGTCAGTGCCGCCGGGTCGGTGACTACCCGGTTGATCGTGATGTCTGCACGTTGGCCGGATGCGACAGCTACGCTGCCAGCGTAAACCGGTGCGGATTCGCCTTGGCTGTTGACTGCGGACACGAAGTAGTGATACGTGCCGGCCGTCATCTTGCTCGTCGCATCTTCCACAGCGTCAACCGGTGCAGCGATACCCGTGATGGTCGGAACAGCCGGTGCGCCTTTTTGCGAAGCAGCTTTCGGCGCGCCCAGCGGCTTCAGGAAGATGTTGTTGACGAACTGGATCGAGGCCGCGTTTGCTTGATAGCCGGTTACCGGCTGACCGAGTCGGATGCCTTCACCCGGATTGTCGACACGCTGACGGCCGTTGTACACGCCGTTCGCCGTCGTACCGAGGACGATCTTCGACAGGTCCTTGTGCACTTGGTTGGTCATGTGCAGCTCGAGGCTCGGGTTGCCGTAGTTGTCCAGTACGATCGTCGCGATGTCTTCCAGTGTGAATTCATCCAGCGGGTTGCCCCGCATGTCGATGATGTGTTGGTTTTCATACGGCTTGCCTGCGACGAAGTTCTTCACTTGCGCAATGACACCGTCGAATGCCAGCGGGTTCAGCGAAGAATCCGCGAAGTACAGGGCACGCTCCAGTTGCATCAGCAGCCATTGCGTACCGTCGCGCGTTTGTTGCGCTACGATATCACCGATCGTGTTGCGCACCAGCGTTGCCGGATGCGTGATAACACGAGTCGTACCGAGATACTTCACGTATTGCGCTTGGCGGATGAAGTTCGAATCTTCTTCGTTCGGCAGGCCGCCTTCAACGAAGAACGGAGACGAATCCCCACCGTAGCTGTCCAATACGTTGAATTCTTCGACCGTGTTGAATGCTTTCTTCTTGCCGATAGATTTCCAGAACTTGATGTGCTGGTCTTTCGCAGTCACGACCTTGAGCGTACCTTCAAGCGACTGCGGACGGATAGCGGACATGTCAGCATAGGCACCATTGCCATATGCTTCGCCATCCTGACCAGTACCGAGGGCCTTCTGAAGCTCGTCGAGTTGTTCTACCGACGATACACCGAAGCCTTCGGTAACTTGCGGGTCCATAACACCCAACATGTCGCGTTCTCCCCTTTCTCTTAGACTAATGGATTATTCAGCCGATGCGAGGCCGAACTTCACGCGCAGCTCGTGCGGAAGGTTCAAGTTCTCGAGCGGAACACCCGCCTCGTAGCGCATGATTTCTTCGCCGAGGCTGTAGTTGCCGGCTTCGAACGATTTATTCAGCTCGGCGAGCACTCTCGCTCTCGTCAGCTTGCCTTCCATCGGCTGCGGACCCGGATTGAAGCCCTTCGTGATGGTTTGGACTTCCCGCGTCGACGTTACGCCGCGGCGCCCGATCGGACGATTCAGCAGTTCTTCGAAGGATTTCTTCAGCTCAGCGTTTTCTTCCGCAAGGTCGCGGAGCTGTTCGCCAACGGCCTTGAATGCCTTCAGAAGTGCGCTTTGCTGACGGCTTACGCTGCTCAGGGACTTGTTCACGGTGTCGATCGAGTAGCCGACTTCGTCGACGAGTCTGGACAGGAAGTCCGAGACTTCCAGCGCTTGCTGCACCGTGCTGTCCTTGCTGAAGGACTTCGCAAAACCTTCGCCGTCGCCTTCCTCGTCGCTGTCCTCGTCGGCGTCTTCGCTGTCGTCGCCTTCGTAGTCCTCGCTGTCGTCCTCGTAATCTTCCTCATCATCTTCCTCGTCATCTTCGGAAGATTGCGATTTCAGCAGCTCGTCCTCGTCCTGCACAGCTTCGATGTCCAGCGCCTTCTCCAGTTCCTCCAGCGCCGTGTCGAGCACACCCGTTTGCTTGCTCATCGTCTCACCCCCATGGCTCTTGATTAAGAGCCGAATTTTCCCGTGGTTTTGCTTGACGAACGCACCGAAAGTGTAGGCGTCGTCGTAGTTGAAGCCTTTCAGTTTGGCAAAGGCGAAGGCCTTCATGGCCAAACTTCCCGGCGAGTCCACGGATTTATGGATATCGTCTTCGTCGCTTTCAACGAAAGCGCGCAGAAGACGGCTCCATGCCTCGTCGCTTACTTCGGGAACAGCTTTCTTGCTCCCGCCCTCGACCGACTGCGGCGTCAATTCCGCCATTTCGCCGGTGTCAAGAGACTTGTCCATCGGCATGTCGATCGTCAGTTCGTGGTTTTTAGCGAAGGACTTCGCCAGTTCGACCCACGTCATTGTATTTACCGGATTCATCGTAAGTACCACGTTCCGAAGAACGGATTTCACGATTTTGCCGGTCTTTCGGCACCGCTCGCGCACGCTGCCCTCGATCGACCAACCCATCCGCCGTTTGGTGTTCGACTTCTGAAGGTCTTCGATTGTTTGAACGGCCTGCTTTGCAAGCTCGCGGTTACGGTACAGCCTGCCTTCGACATAGACGCCGTTGACCGACTTGTCGAGTGTCGGATGCTTGAAGCGCCCTACCTTGACGGCGATCGGTTCGCCGATGAACTGGTTCGGATTGTTGCCGTGCTCGTATTTGATCCAGCCTTTCTCGAGGAAGTACGAGCAATCCATACCTTCAGGGCTGATAACGTCGTTTTCCTCGTCCTTGTCGTCGGATGTCATGACGCCGCGAACAATCCAGTCGCCATTTTCATCGACTTCGACCGACTTCATCAGGTCGGCGTCTTCAATGGGCACCCACAGATGGTAAGTGTCGTTGTTTTCCAGCGTGGAACGCATGTTATCACCTACCTTTCCCCGCCAAAAATCCAACGAGGACAGCACAAGACGTAAGCCGCGGGATGGGGACGGCTATGTCATTTGTGGATCGAGGAGCTGGTAAAGGACGATCCACAAATGCACGTCTTGGGCTGTCCTCGTTGGACTTCGTTGCCCTTTTGATTCTGAATATACTTCCACTTCGGAAGTTAGTCAATAATATTGTTTCAAATTTTCACCAACAATTTCGTCTTCGGAAGTGCGGGCGGTGGATCGTTCAATACGACAGGCACCTTGACTTCCTTCTTGCAAGACGGACATATCGCATACGCACCGCCGCGCTCGAACAGCAGCATTCGTGTGCGCAGCTTCCATCCCTCCGAAGTCTGGTCAAGAATGATCCGCCCGCAGCCTTCGCATTTTACCACCGCCCAGACCTCCTTACCCTACACCGTATCGTTTTGCCTTCTCATCCACCCACGGGTCTTTGTAGCCGACCCGGCGGCAGGACTTGATGAGATTCGTCCAGACCGCCTTTACTTCCTGTTCTTCCTGCTCATGCGACAGGCCCTCGTCCATAAGCTGTCTTCGGAAGATTCGTTCGTTCGCGGTCAGGAAATCCACGCAGGCTTTTGCTTCTTCCGGTGTCTGAATCTCATCCAGAAATGAGTCCGTATCGAACATCCGGTCCGCCACTTGCCTACCCCCTCCCTTAAGGGAGCGGGGCATTTCCGCCCCGCTCTGCTACTACAAGAGTACCACTAACTTCAGTGCTTTGTCAGCACTCGCCAACATGGGCTTCCGAACTTCAGCTCCGCCGCTTCCGGGCTTTGGAATGCTCGGCGCTTTATCCGGTCGTGCCGGTGCAACCGGCTGACGCGGCTGCTTGCGACTGGTGAATCCGCGGGCACCGTAACCGACCGTGCCTTCGGTTTCACCGAGCTTCGGGAAGGCCTCTGCATCCCGGGTGCTTTGGACAACGTGCTGAATCGCACGCATCTTCGCGTCTTGCGCGTTGAAGATGAAGTCCTCGACCGTATTCGGAACGTGCAGCGATTCGACCCGAACCGCATTCGCCCGGCCGACCTGCTCGTGCGTCTTCGCCGAGTCCGACCGCCGGACGCGCGCCGTAAACTGCGCCATCTTCTGCGGGTTCCAGTCTTGATCGTAGTGGATCATCAGATGCGCGTTTCCGAAGTCAACGCCTTCTTTACCGGCTGGCGAAACCGTCGTGGCCCACAGGTTGCCCTGATTATTCAGGTAGTCGTGCTTGTTGCCGCGGAAGCCGCTCTTTGTTTCTTCCCGGTCCTTCGCTTCACCGGTGAACTGTCCGTGGGTCAAGTTCGTGTAACCCTGCCGCGCCAGTTCGGCGAAGATCGGGTGCGTGTTACGGACTTCCTTCAGCACGTTGTCGACGATGTCTGTGCCGAACGTCGTGTAGTTCGACTTCACGACAACCTTCGGCACCAGCGGCTTATCGCCGCGGGCTACCCGACGGCGGTTCTCCAACATGAGCGAATCCAGATACTTGTGAATCCGGTCTTGCAGGTACTGCGCTTTCGGATTCTGCTTGTGCAGCGGCGGCAGCAGCTTCGGGCTGCCGTCCGGGTTACGCAGGTAACCGCCCTTGCCGTCACTTTCAAAGTAGCGCTTGAAGCCGTTCTCGTCGACGATGTAGTGCTTGCCTTCGACCAGACCGGAGGCGCCACCCTTCGCCGGCTTTTCCGCCTGCGCATCCGTTGCGTCGGAATCGATTGCGTTTCCGCCTTCGACATACATCTTGTGCGCCAGCGGTGCATTCAGGAACTTCTGAAGCTTCTGCATGGCCGTCAGGTAGTTCGACTGACCTTTCTGGCCTTGATCGATGCCCGTTGCGGCCGCAGACGCCAGCTCGTTAAGCTTCGATGCTGGCAGGTACTTCGCTTCAAGCGACTTGTACGTATCATACATGGCCGCCAGCTCCGGCGATACATTTTTCGGCGTCGTCGTGGTGACCTCGTAGGTTTCGCCGCTTTTCGCGTTGGTAACCTGCTTCGTACTGGTTTCGAAATCGGTAATCGAGTGCTTCGTGCCGTAGTAATCCGTCGTCTGGTGGTCGCGGCTGCGGTCGACCATGTCACCGATGAAGTCGACCGGAGGACTCGGATTCTGTCCCGGATCATTCGATTGCTGACCGACCAGATGCGGGAAGCGAATCTTGCTGCCGTCGTTGTAGGTTACGTCCTCGCCGCTTCGGAACTGCACTATGGATGCCAGAATGTCGCCCAGCTTTTCCGCCATGCTCGGCTTGATGCCGACCAGCTTGCCGTTGCGGTCCTTCATCATGTACTTGTTCTGGAACTCCCGCAGGCTTCCGAGCTCGTGCCGGCCGCCGGTAATGGTGTCGACCAATGCGTGCATCTCACGCGGATCATTCTCCATCGGCGTACCTGACAGGCCCCACACGTTCTTGAACTTGTCCGTCGTCTCCGCCAGCGCGGCGCCGCGCTTGCCTTTCTGGTTCTTGAAGGCGTGGACTTCGTCGATGACGATGTTGTCGTACTCGCCGCTGTTGGCGAAGAAGTCGCGGTTCCGCATGAACGTGTCGTAGCTGACGATATGGAAGTCGTGATCTTGACCGGCGTGCGAGCCTTTCTTGAACTTCCGAATGTCGACAGCTTCCTGCTCCGTGCCGGCTTGGCCCCAGTAGCGCTTACCGTCCTCGCCGCGCTTCGCTCCGGCGAAGCTGCTTGCGCCACCGATATAGAGCGCCTTGCTGTTGGTGTGCGTGGCGATTTCCTTGCCCCAGTCCGACATGATGCCCTTCGGCGCCACGATAAGCGTCTTCTTCGGTTTCTCGCCCCGAGCAAGCGCCTGCGCTTTCGTATGCAGGCCGGCAACCACGCCGAGGATCGTCTTACCCGTACCCATGCCATGGCCGGCAATGCCCCGGCCGCGCTCGATGAGGTGCGAGACGCCGTCAAGCTGCGTGCCGTACAGACCTTTTGACGGGTCCATCAGGTACGACTTCTCGTTGAACTGCGCCTTGTAGTGCTTGTCGAATTCCTTGTCGCCGGATTCAATCGTCGACGGCTGATACTTCTTCCGCAGCTCGCTGACTTCCTTCGGAACCCGATCTTTGCGGGCGAAGTGATCCGCCAAATGCTCCTGCGCTTGATAGGTCAGTGAAATGCCGCTGCCGGCGTTGTTCAGCACATCCCGAAGTTGTTCGAACTTCGATGCCGAAATGCGTGCCGTGCCGTCTGCCAGCACCCGGACGCCTTCCGCTTCGACCACGCTCCGCAGGCGCTCCGGCACATGCAGCTCCAGTTCTTTCGTGTAGGCGCTGTTGAACTTCGACAGGATTTCCCGTCCGGCTTTCGACCGGCCGAGGATTTTGCTCAGCCGCTTGTGCGCTGCATCCGACAGCTCCAGCTCATTCCGAAGGTTACCATCGGAGTCGAATGCTGCGCGCTGGATGTGTGCCCTCTTAAGGGCTTCTTCAAGCAGCTTCCGGCGGCCCTTCGACATGTCAGCCAGTGCTTCCTGTACGTTCAAGCGGTGCGTACCGGTCTGAGCTACCTTCAGCACGGCCGTTCCGGCTTCCGAAAGCATGCGACCTTCCTGCTTCGCCGGCTTCAGGTCTTCCTTCTTGAAAATGCCGATGACGTGCCCTTGGCCATCCGTGATCTTGTAGTTGTCGCCCTCGATGGAGTAGATGCGGCCCTTCTTGTAGCTGTCGCCGTCCCTGTACATGACCGGATTACCTTCCCGCATCGGCACGTCATTTTTCGTCGTAAATCGACGATCAACCAATCGGCCGTTGCGGAACAGCGCTTTTACCGGCTCGCCCGTTGCCGGGTCGATTGCGCCTTTCGGAATGTCGCGGCGGTCAACGTACCGATAGCCGTCGTACTTTCCGCCGACTACCCGCGGCGCGCCTTTTCCGTCATACTCCAGTTGCACGTGATGGCCCAGCGCGTCTCCGATGTGGATGTCGCTTCCGAAGTGTGCCGTCACCCATACCCGGTTGCCGACCGCGTTCTTCAGAAGTTCGTTCAGTTCCTTCTCGTTCGTCACCGGTGCGCGCTGGTTGAGCAGGCGTCGCATCAGCGGGTCCGTAATCCGGCCGCTGCCGTCGACCGTGATGTGGTTCATGGTGCCGTCCGGCATCTTCTGAGCAAAGGTCTGGCTCGTGATGTTGCCGTCCTTGTCCCGGGTCTGGTCGACCAGCCGGAAATCTTTATGAAGCATGGACTCCTGAAGCCCGGCTTTCGTCTTCGCCCGGTGCTGGGCGAATTCCTCATCCGAAATTTTCTGCATGAACGGCTTATCCGGCGCCGTGTTGGCGTGTGCCACCAGCGTCGCCTTCAGGTCGCTTGCCTCTTTGCCCGTGTAGCCGAGTGCCCGGCCGAGATCGCCCCACGTGTTGATCGTCTCATGGATGCGGCCATCCGGGTCGAACGCTTCGAGAACTTCGGAAGTGTACTTCCCTTTTTCCTCTTTGCCGGACTCGTCCTTCTTCCGGCTGCCGCGGCCGCCGGTGAAGGCACCGCCAACGTGTACAATCATGGTTTTGCCCGTAATCGGGTTGCCAATCATGTATTTGCCCTCCGGCAGAAGGTTCTTGCTCGCTTCTTCGCCAGCACGAGTCATTTCTTTCGCACCGAACGATTCGGCCAGCTTCTTAAGCCCTTCCTCCGTCGCCGGGTCGTGCTTCTTCACGTCGCCGAGGAACGAAGCCATCATCTTCGAGTTGCGGCCCGCCAGCGACCCCAGACCGGCCAGCCGCTGCCGAATGTCTTCTTCCGAAAGCTCGCCGTTCCGGTATTGCTGGAGCGCTTCGATGACGCCCTCTTTACGCAGGAAGTGGTCGCCGAGGAACGCCGCTTTCGCCTCGCGGTCGGCGCCCATGTCATCAAGTGCCTTCCGTTCCTCATCCGAAAGGTCGCGGTACACGTCCAGTGCCTTGTGCGAGTTGTGTTGCAAAAACTCTCCCTTTATTCCGCCGACAATCTTGTTGCCTTCCTTCTTGATCCACTCGTCCCGCATGCGGTTCATGAACTCGTTTCGGAAGGCTTGGATGCCGTGGTCGTGCTCGTGAGCGTTTTCCTCACTGACGCCGGCTTCCTTCTCGTGGTGGAACTCGATCTTGTCTTCCTGCGCCCCTTGGTTGTAGTCCTCGCGGTGTGCCTCATTCCGGGAGTCGTATATGATCTCACCGTTCCCGGTGTTAATCAGGATGCGTTTACCGCCCCACGTGATCCACGCGCTTCCCGGGTTCTTCAGAAGAAGTTCTTCAGACCATGTGAGGCTACCGCCTTTTCCCCGGATACGTCCCAGTTGCTGGTCCGCCAGACTGGCGTACCGCTGTTTATTGGCCCGTACGTATTCCTGCGCCTTCTTGTTGATCTCGGCGTTGGATGCTCCCTTGTGCGGGAACATGGCCTTCTGAAGCGTGTCCATAAAGGTCTTCCGAAGTTCGTGACCTTCAGGCAGCGTGAGCTCCGTTACCTGCGCAGCGACTTCGCCGTCTTCGAACGTAACGAAGCTGCCGACGTATTCATGCGGCTCGAGCGACTTCAGGATGTCTTCCCGGCTCCGGCCGTAGACGATGCGCGTCGGTCGCATCTCCAGCACATCCGGGGTGAGTCCCCAGCTCGTCAGGGCCTTGTACAGATCGATTTCCCAGCTCATCTTCAGGATCGCCCGGACCACCAGCGACTTCAGCATGCGCAGTTGCTCCAGCGCCGGGTGATTTTGCTCCCGCGCCCGCTTGATCTTCTGCATGCCGAGCGTAATCCGGTTGTCGACCCACTTCGACGTGACATCCATTCCGTAGTGCTCTTTCAGATAAGCGGCCACTTCCGGCGAGGTCATCGTCGGCTTGCTGGTCGTCGAGGACGGATTCGAGAACTTGATCACCATGACGCGAATCTCGTCGTCGGTCAGACCCATCTCTTTCATAGCCTTCGGAAGTGCCGTCCGCAGCTCTTGCTGACGCTCGCGCTCGATGGCGCGGGCTTCCGGTGACGCTGCCGTGCGGTCGGCCATAGCTTCGGCCACGTTCCGACGCTCGCCGGTTCGTTCGTCCATAACGCCCTGATCCAGATGTGTTGCCTTCTGCTGGTCGGCGTAGTTCTTCAGCACGCGCAGCCGTTCCGAAGGGTCTGTCACGCGCTGATTTTTCGCCTCCCACTCGCCCTTATCTTCGTTCCAGACTGGCGGCTGCATGATCGGCGCCTCGCGGAACGCCTTCGAATTCTTCTGAAGGTACGAAGCGACTTCGTCATGCGTCGGCGTGCGGCCCAGCTTACCCGTCAGCGTTTCCTCCGCCTTCCAAGCGTCGCCGATTGCTGTGCGAATCTCATGCGGTGCCGGAATGGTATTCAGGATGTCGTACATATCCCTATGGAGCTGCTGACGCATCCGGCTGATGACGTGCGCGCCGATCGCCGTACCCTGCCGCGGGTTCTGGCTGCCGGAAAGCACGCTGGAAAGGGTCGCAAACATCGATGCTCGAGCAGATTGCAGCAGGTCGCCGTACAGTCCGGTTTCCTGTACCACCGTGGCACCGTGCAGCTTTGCTTCCTCTTTCCCCTCTTTGGATCGGTTACCGCCTACATGGCGCTTTAATCGGTAAACTTGTCCCAGAATACTCATGCCGCGGGCTGCCGCCATTTTATGTACGACGTGGCGGGCAAGCTTGTCATTTTCCTTCGTCAGCTTGCCGGCCACGCGCCGGATTTCTTCAGCGCTCCGCTTGTTGACCGGCTTCTTCAGGATGTTCTGGACTTCAGCACTCTGCCACTGCTTGTCGAGATTCGCCTTCTCCGGCGTTTTCTCGATCTCCGCAACCTCAGCAATCGCCCGGTTCTGCTCGTTATCCAGAGGTTTTTCTGCCTTGCGCTTTTTCGGCGTAACTGGCACCACCAGCGTTTTGTTCTCGGCAGCTTCGGAAGTTTTCTTCGCCGCGGGCTTCTTCTTCGCTGCCTTTTTCGTCGGGTCTGCCAGCGGTTTTGCTGCACCGGTTTTGCCGGTGGCGTTTGCTTTGTTGCTCGCCTTCGTGGCTTTCGCCTTCTTCGCGGCGGCACTCGCCTTCCGCTTGTTCTTTTTCGCCGCCTTCATTGCGGCTTCATAGTCGTCATAGTGCACGGCATTCTTTTTGGATACCGTGAACTTCGACCCGTCGTCGGCAGTGACATGATAGTGCGTATCCGTGACCTTGTGTACACGGCCGGTTTTACCGGTACGCGTCACGATACGGCTACCACCCCGGATGCGCGTGAACCTGCCCCGCTCATCCCGCGGATGCAGTTCTTCGCGCCACGTCCGGGCGGCCGACGCTTTTTGCAGGTCGATGACAAGCGCCGGTTTCATGCCTTAACCCTCCATTCTGCCTTGAAAATGGGCACCTTCACGGTTCGGAAGGTGCCCCGCGCATGTTACTGCTATTGTAGCATGCGAGTTCGCAGGCTGTCCGCAGCTTGATTATACTTCGGAAGCCTGCTCATTTGTGATTTTCCGATCTGCATCCGGGTGCGGAACGTAGAATACCATGCCGAAGTCGAACGGTACCGGACGATCGCTGATAAGCTCGCCGTGCTCGTCTTCGTACACCCACGGAGGCCGCGGAACTGCGATAACGAATGCTGCCGGCTCGTTGTACTCGCCGTAGTTCCAGATGGCATACCGCTCAGCCTGATCGTACAGCGGTGTAAAGCAGGTCGCACGGTCTTCCTTATCCTCGTCGTTGCCTTTGCCCTTCGACTGGATGAAGCCATGCTTCAGGATGAACTCCAGCTCGCGTTTGCCGACGCCGCGGTACATCAGGTTCGCCGGCGTGTATCCCGTCACCGGGTCCGGGATAAGCGCCTTCTGAAGCGTGCGGCGGATTGCAACTTCACGTGCATAGTCGTGCTCGTAGTCGAGCTCCTTCAACGCCTTTCGAAGCTCGTCTGCCACATTCGCCGACTTCCACAGCTCGCGGTACCGGGCTATTGCTTCTTGCCGCTCCGCTTCGTCCTTACCCTTAACGATGCAGGGAACGTGCGTGTAGTTGAGCTCCTTCGAGGCCAGCCAACGGTGATGTCCGTCGTGTATGTCGTAGTCGTATCCGATCTCGACCGGCTTAAGCGCCTCGCCGGATCGCATCTTCTCGATGTTTTCCCATACCTTATCCCAGTCCGTTGCTTCATCTGTCTGGTAAACCATACGCAGGCGGTTGACCGGGATATAAATGACTTCCGAAAGGTCCGTATCGTGGTCGACATCGTAGGCGTTGCGCTCCGTGATGCCGGATTCCGGCCAGTCAATCATGATGTCGTCGACAGCCTTCCGAAGTTCTTCGTCCGGGAACAATTCGAGCAGCATTTGAATGCGCAGACCTTTGCGAATGGCACCGGACTTGCGCACGGCGGCCATCAGCCTGTCGAACGCTGCATTGATTTTCTCGCGTTCCTCGCCCTGCGGGTATGCCATCGGGTGGTCCGTGCCGTACACCAAATAGTCGTTTCGCCGGCCGGATTTCCGTAACTTGTCGAGGACGTAGGCCTCAAACGCCCGGGCGAACATTTCATGCGGCCGGTTCCAGTAACCAGACCTGCCGCCGCACAGCGCGTCCGCATTGGCCTTAAACTGTGACGTAGTCGTCGGAACCTGAAGCGGTTCGATCTTCCGTCCGGCCTGTGTGTATGCATAGGCCAGCGCATGATAGTGGTTCTCGATTATCTGCTGCCGCTTTTGCAGACGCTGGTCGCTGATCTTCATGCCGTGCTCCCGCGCCAGTTTATCTTCCAGTTCAAACGACTGCGACAGCTTCGACATGACGCGCTTCCACGCATCCTGAAAAGGCATATCGCGCTGCGCCCACAGCTTATACTCATATGGCGAATGGTAAGCTTTGCCGTTGTAATGAACTTCCCGGGTACCGTTACCCCGCATCATGGCGTTTAGCACATCTTCGTATGCTTCCCGCACTTCCGAACTTCCCTTATCACCTATGCCGTCAGACGCGAATCCGATCGACGGCTTTCCGGTGCTCTCTGCGTGCAGGATGTTGTCCATGGCATGGCCCCATTCGTGGGCCAGTGTTCCGGCGCCGGCGTCCCGGGTTACGTTGATGACCTTCGATACGGCCTCGTAATGCGCCAATGCGCGACCTTTGCCGCGGGCGCCAAAAGCCATGGCGAGCTTGCCGCCCAGTGACGCGTCCCTCGGCGAAAGGCCGAGCACGTCGGCCAGATCGGAGAATGCTTCGGAAGCCTTTTGGAGATGGTGCTTGCCGTCTTCGTCGTTGACGTAGTTACCGAACTCGACGGCCCTGAAGCCGTAGTTCTTCACCATATCTTCAGGCTTCGACACCTTCACTGCTTTGCCTCCGACACGCTTCGCCTCGCTGACCGGGATTTTGGACCGTTCCTCACCCGGCCGCAACTTGTCGCCTTTACCGCCGCCGTCCGTGCGCTCTTTCTTCTGACCGAGGCTTTCGAAGTGCTTCTCCCACGTCAGACGCTTGCTGCGGATCGTGTCCATAGTCCGGCGCCAGCTATCGAAGCTCGTAAAGAAATTGTGGAACTTCTCACCCAGCGGCAGACCCATTGGCGCCATGTTGGCTGCCTTCGACTCCGCCAGTTTCTGAAGGTCTTCCATGAGCCTGCGCTGCATCTTCTCGCGCCATTTCGCCTTCGCGTCCTTCGGAATGACCCACTTCTCTTTGTTGCGGTCGTAGTAGGCGCCAAACTCCGTCAGGTCATACTCGCTCGGGCTGTCCTCCTGAAGCTTCTTTGCCGTCGACTGGGCGATAAACTCGCGGTATTTAAGCTCCTTCGGCGTCTCCCGCCGCATGTAATTGCCGAGCTCCCGCGTCGCGCTCTGGAACTCGTCCCACGTCTTGATCGGCTCCAGCACGCGTTGAATGTTTTGGATCGCGTTGAAGTACAGGAGTCGGTTCATCGGATCGTTGGCGGCCGGCTGCGCGGCGATACGGTCGTAAATCAGTTTCTTCGCCATGGCGACGTTCACGTCGACGCCGTTGTTGTACTCGGTCTCCCAATCCAGCGGCTTCAGCAGATTCTTCTTGTTGACGAGCTTTTGCGCCATCTCCGGGTGCTCGCGCTCCAGAATTTCTAAGTCCTGCGCTGTCGGCGTAGCCTCGAAGCGTTGCGCGACCGCCGTAAGGTCCTTGCGGGCTCCGCCTACTTTCTCGCCAACGTCGTACGCGACCTTGCGCCCCTCCTGCGCTTTATGCCGCACGTCCTTTACGCCGGCACGCTCCTTGCCGGATGACTTAGCCGAAAGGCCGCCAACCGCACGCAGATAGTGGAACGCATTCACCAGATGCTGAAGCCGTTCGCGTTTGCTGGCTGCGATATGGGACGCCCGAACCTTCGATTCCGGCAGGTTCTTCAACTTCGCCACGCGGTCTTTGTCTGCGTCGGACAGGCTGTTATACCAGTCCATGACCTCTTTTGCCTTGAACTTCCGGGCCGACGCCGCCAGCGAGTCATCCGGTTTAATCTTCTGCGCGTCCAGCACCCGGCGCGTTCGGGTGGTATTTGCTTCGGAAGCTGGTGCTTTCTTTTCAGGCCGCTTTTTATCGGATGTCTTCGTTTTGGTCGCCGCTGTTTTCTTCTCAGCAGCCTTTGTTTTGGTCGCCGCTGTTTTCTTCTCAGCAGCCTTTGTTTTGGTCGCCGCTGTTTTCTTCTCAGCGGCTTTGGTTTTGGTCGATGCTGTTTTCTTCTCAGCAGCCTTCGTTTTGGTCGCCGCTGTTTTCTTCTCAGCAGCCTTTGTTTTGGTCGCCGCTGATTTCTTCTCAGCAGCCTTTGTTTTGGTCGCCGCTCTGGTTTTGGTGGCCGCCGCGTCCTTCTTCTGAAGCTCGGCGAAATGCTCCGCCAGTTGCTTCTTCGTCAATTTCACCGGTTTGCCGGTTTTCCCGACACCAGCGCCGGCCACGATTTCGCCATTCAGGATGTACACGTGATTACCGCGGATCGTTCGCCAGACGCCGCCCGGAGGCAGGTCCTTATGTACACCCTTTGCTTGTGCCCGGGTGATGGCCATCGGGCCTACCTCCTTTCCTTCCGAAGGTCGATATAAAGCGCAATGGATTTCTTAATCGTGCTGGGATTCGGCGGAATCGGTCCGTGACGCTTTGCCATCTCCCGCAGCACCGACTGGTGGTTCTCCTGAATTTGCTGCGGGCCCTGCATGCGCACTCGCTGTTTTGCGTTATTGATGGCCTCCGCCCGGGTCTTGCCGCTTGTTATAGCCAGACCGGTATCGTGGTTGATGACGAGCCAGCCGTACTTCCCGCGGTGCAGGAACGTGTGCAGGTCAGGGTGGATTTCGACGCGCTGCGCGCTTTTGGCCGGCTGCCACTGGACCGTGTCACCATCCGAATCCTCAAGCTGCATATACCCCTGCGACGTATCCCGGGGCTTCGCCGACTTGTCGGCCGGTTTCTCCTCATTCGCCGCTGGTTTCTTCGCTTCGGAAGCGGGTTTTTCCTTCTCCGCCTTAGCTTTCGACGCATTCGCAGCCTTCGCCTCAGCCTCTTTCTGCTGCTTGAACTGCTGTAACGTCCGGCCCAGCGCCGACATCCGTCTGCGCTCCGTGCGTTCCTCCGGCGACTTCGGAACCATCGTCATAACCGGCTTCGCTTCCGGCATAGTCTCGCCCTTCTTCGGCTTCGGCATGACCGGGTGAATTTCGATCCTGTGCGCTTTCGGGTCCAGATGGTAGACGCTCGCTGCTTTCTTCTGCGCGTTGTGCAGCCCGTCATGGAAGGAGATCGCCCAACGCTCGCCGGTCTTCTTGTCATATCCGACGACGGCATGCGTGTAGCTGCGGTGGGACGTGCGTTCGAACTCCTTTCCGCTCAGGCCGGTCACCGTGTACTTCACGGGCTTGCCGTCTGCTGCTGGAGATGCTGGAGCCGAAGCGGATGTCGCGCTCTCCTGCTGGTCCTTCATCCACGGCTGCACCGAGCCGCCGACGATCTTCCCGTCAACGATGTAAACCTTGTGGCCGCGGATCGTCCGCCATACACCACCCGGCGGCAGGTCTTCCGAAGATTGTACTTCCTTGCTTGCTGCTTTGGTCGATGCCTTACTGGACGTTTTCTTCGCTGCAGGCTTCTTGCTTGCTGCTTTGGTCGATGCCTTACTGGATGTTTTCTTCGCTGCAGGCTTCTTGCTGGCCGACTTCATCAGGGAGCATTCCGGGTTAACGATCTCCAGCTCCGAAAGCGGAATAAGACGGGCGCCGGATACCGACTTCCGAACACTGTCCCCGCCTACCCTGCCGCCGGCGCGCTTATAGACGCCTGTTACCAGCGCCCAGAACTCGTCGCCGTCAGCCTCCGTTTTCCCGTACTGCTTCTTGACGATCTCCTTCGCTTTCTCCCACAGCTTCTCGTCCTTCTCCGTCCTCACGAACTCCGGCATGCTCGTCGCTCCTTTCCCGAATGATCTTCGGAACTTCGTCGTTTGAATAGTAGCCGTAAAATACCGTCCCGGCGTGCTTGACTGGAATGCGTTTGATGATGCCCTTGCGCTCCATGTCCCGCAGCAGCCTGCGGTCGGCGATCCCCTCAGCCTGAAGCACTTGGCCAATGGCCGGATAGCCGGTCTGCTTCACAACTTGGTCAATCAGCAGCTTTGCTGCCTCGGCTCTGTTCATGGTTTCCAGCTCCTTTATTTCTTTCGTGCTTTATACCCCGTTCGTACCACATCTTGTCCCGGTCGTCAATTTCTCCGCCGCAGCGTGCGCACTGCCACCGCCTGCCGACGACGCGCTCCGGTGTCAGATTGATCGAGAAATCATGGTAGGCGCAGTCGGCAAGCTTCCGGTTGTTCTCGAAGATGTCCTTTATCATCTGCGCGGCTTCCGGCTTGCGGTCGAGCAGGTCGTCAATCAATCTTCGCTGGTCGGCCATCGGTCATTCCTCCTTCAGATTCGGGTCCGGCGGCAGCCCGCGCCGCGCCCGTTCTTCCTGAATGAGCTCAGCCGTCGTCTTCATGACGAGCTTGCCGTCGACCATTTTATAGAAGCGGGAGATGCGGTGCCAGCGACAACGGCAGTTCGGATGAAGCGGGATGCACGGCCAGTACTCGCTGACGCGCCTTCCGAAGTTCGTCTTGCCCGGCCATACATGCGTGTGCCCGTACTGCTCGTTCATCTTCTCCGGGTCGTGGGTGACGATATACGTCTTCGACGTGATGAGCTTTTCACATTGCTTGCACATACCGGCCGAGCTCATCCCGACGACCGTCTCACCTTCCTCGACCCCGGACAGGTATGCATCGTTATCGGCCATGGCGAGCTCCGTAATGGCGACGCGTCGCCAGTCGCGGTTTTGTTCGCCGTACATGTCGTAAAGCTCCTGCGCCAGACGCTCCGCGCTCCAACGTTCGCGCTTTGCTCGCACCACAAGCTGCCGGATGCCGTTGATGTGCCGCTCGTTGACTTCGGATATCTTCTCGGCCGCGCTCTGGACGGCGTGTTCCACCGCCTGCGCCTCCTGCCGGGTAAGCGGCTTGATGATAACCTTCCGGCCCTCAGCGTCCGCCTTGCGTTTCTCAGGAATCGTCAGTACGGTATGCTCGCGCTCGGCGGCCTTAACCGTCTCCGGGTAGCGGTCAACGTATGCGCCGACCGTCGTGAAAAATTCCTTGTCCGCCTGATTCCGAATCTTTGCCAGCATGCCGGCGCGCACCTGAAACGCCTCGATCGTCTTCTGGGCGTACTCGGCCAGCTTCGACCGCAGCAGCTTGTCAAGCGCCCGCAGGTCCTTTTTGGACAGCGGTTTGGCGTCATTGATGTACTTCAGAAACGCCTCACGCTTCTCGCGGCCGATCTTGATCAATTCCTCCAGCGCTTTCTTCGCGTTCGGTTTGCGGCCGCCGCGGGCCTTTACAAGCTGGTCGGCGTAGACATCGAACTCTTTGCTGAAGGCCTTCTCGACCTTCACACCATCCAGCGACAGTCCCAGCGCGATAAACAGGTCGGCCATCCGCTCGGTCGCCGGCTGGATTAGCCATTCGTAAAACGCATCCTCCGTGTCGGCCATGAGCTCGTCACTGTTGCGCTCCCACAGCTTGTGCTCAACCGGACCGTCGCCGCGCACGAGCGGGACTTCCTTCGGAAGCTTCATGGCCGTGCGCAGCGTCTCCAGTACGGCGCGCCGGACGTTTTCCGGCGCCGCCAATATGTCCTTCGGAAGCTTGATGTTAAGGCTCTTTGCCATCAGTAGTCACTCCATGTGATGGAAATTTCGACCGCCTCATCGTCCGCCGGAGCGTTCCGCGGATCAGCCGTCTCCGTCAGTGACTTATTCACCTTCTGCTGCCGAGCCTCCGCCCGCAGCTTTTCGAGCTCCATTTGATGTTCGTGCTCGAGCTTCTTCTGCTCAAGCTCAAGCTCGTGCCGGCGCTCCATCTTCTCAAGCTCTCGCTCGTGGCTGGCTTCCGCCGGGTCCTTATCCTGCTGCTCGTCCTGCTCACCCGACTGCTGATCGTCGCGCTGATCCTGATCTTCGGCGCCTTCCCCGTCTTCGGAACCCTGAGCTCCCGGACCGCCCTGCGGCTGATTCAGGCCGGACTCGGCCATGAACACCTGAAGCAGTTGCGGATTCGCCGGTGCCTGCGTCCATATCCACGGCTTGCCGGTCGCCGGGTTGATGAGCTCGTCGCGGTCGTCGGCCTTGCGGGCTTCGGCAACCGTGATGATGCCGGAGCCGAGCTGCTTGACTTGACGCTCGAGCTTTTTGTCCTCGTCCTGCTCGTCGAGACCAACCCACGTAAACTCGAACTCGTCGTCGATGAGCGGCAGGATTTCGTGATTGAACACGTTCGCAAGGAAGTTCATCAGCGGGACGAATCCCTTGTCCTGCGACCGCTCCATGCGTTCTGCTGTGTTGTCAGACGAGGTAAGCGACGCTCTCGAGCTGGTCCAGCTCTTAAAGCCAACTTCATTCGGGTCGATCTGGTACACCGCGCACGCAATGTTAAACAGGAACTCAAGGAATTCGTTGAACTGCATGTCCTGATTGGACTGCTTAAACGGTGTCCAGTTGATGCCCTGTCCGTCCTCCACGGCGATGACCGGAGCAGCCCACTTTCCGGCGGCGCCGCTGGTCATCACACGCCAGTGCCGCTTGAAGGCTTCCAAATGCTCATCGTCATACTTGCCGATGATCGACAGCACGCCCTGCGGCACATGGTTATGCGTGAAGTACGTCGTATTGTAGCGGATGCCATTCAGGATGCCCGTGACGATCTCGATGAGCACTTCCAGCTCAGAATGCCCGAAGTCCGCCAGTAAGATGTCCGTCCGTGGGTTGCGTACCGCATATGCAAGCTGTTCTTCCGAGTACTCGGCCACGATTTCGCCGTTGATGCGCTGCACATATGCGATATTGTCGCTGCCCAGCCGCAGGCCGTCTTTGGTCATCGGCTCGTACACCGGCAGCTCG